CGCGGTTCATGCAGTTGACAAGGGAAACTTCCAGCCCTGCCAGTTCGATGTTTGCAGGGATCAGGTCAACGCCTTCTGCATGGTGCAGAACGCCCTCGCCGGGCGGAATGCTCTGGTCGTTCATGGCTTTTGCCATCAAGGTGGAAAGGGTGGTGGGCAGTTCATCGGGTTGCTGCCAGCCCATGCTGATGGTCAGTGACCCCTGTGGGTCAGCGTCCACCAACAAGACCTTTTTGCCCTCCATCGCCAACCCGATGCCCAGATTTTCACAGGTGGTGGTCTTGCCGGTGCCGCCCTTTTGGTTGACAATGGCAATCGTGGTACATTTCTTTGCGATAAAATCACCCCCTCGTGGAGCCATGCGCAAAGTCATGGTTCGTTCGATTTTGATAGACTAGCTGCATTGTGGTCGGTGCGTTGTACAGAGAGGCAAGCAGATATTGTTTCATGTTTCGGATCGGGCTGCTGTTCTCTGCAAGGCACTTCAACACAAATTGGATGTGGTCGGCGTTCAGCTTCATAAAGCGGCTGCGCACGACTTCGGCAGGCTTATCGTCCCCAGCAATGCGCAGCATCTTGCGATTGGTGGCGCAGGTGTCCACCAGCAGATCTACGATCTGATAGATGGTGTCCTCATCGTCAGGGCAGAGCCGGAGCAGGGTATCCACCTCCAAAGACTGTGAAAAATATTCTTCCAGTTGTTCGCGTTTGCTCATCCCATCCTCTTCTTCCGAATAGAATGGATAAGTTTCACTCATTTCAGTATTATTCTCCTCTGTCTTATTACATCGTGGTTTTGCAGGGTCTTGACTTGCGCTTTTGAAGCCTCCAGAATCGTGAAAATCACGATTCTGGAATATTGATTTTGACGATTCTGCCGAAAAGTTTTTCACATACACCAAACTTGGTTTGCCCAAACCTCTGCGTTTTCGTTCAATCAAACCAAATTCTTCAAGTTCCCGCAGCAGCTTGGTGGCTTTGTTGTCTGCGCAACACAATGCCCTCTTGACATCTTCGATTGTGAAGATGATGAACACCCGGCCTTGTTCGTCCAGCCAACCATTTTTAGCAGATAGGCTCATGCGGTCGAGCAGGATACCGTACAGTGTTTTGGCATCGGTTGACAGGCTCTGGAATCGTGGTTCCTGAAACAGTGCTTTGGGTATGCGGTAGAATGAGAAAAGCTCTCCGGCTTGTCCATAGAAGTAATCAAGGGTCATGCGGCTGTGCTCTGAAATAGCGTCGGTAAGATGTTGACATTGTAGAAAACCTCCTCGCAATAGATTTTTTGAAATAAAAAAGCGCAATTCCGATTTTTGAAAATCAAAATTGCGCTTTTCAGCTTGATAAATAAGAAGATTTCAACCTGTTTGGTACCGAAAGAGGGATAAAACATCTTGACAACACCTAGAGACAGGTTGTAAACTATACATCGTCAATAAAACTCGTTTAAGCAACAGAGTTGCTTCTGGGTGAGAATGCGTCTTTCTCGAAATAAAGCGTTATAACGACGAATATTGATCATCCCCGCACCTTTGTGTGGGGGTGCGTGAGTGCGTGGTTCGGGAGAGCGCTTGCATGGCATGCAAGAGGTCAGCGGTTCGATCCCGCTATTCTCCACCAATGAAGAGCAAAACGAACACGAGGTCACCATTCAAATGGTCGGCAACGTGTTCGTTTTGTTTTGTGAGATTCCAAGCGTTTAATCAAGTTCTAAGCAAGTTCTAAGCAATATTGCATAAAAAACGCCCGCACTTTCCATTTCGGATTGTGCGGGCGTTTTTCTTTTTTGTGTTAGAATTTTCCGTATTTCGGAAAAACTTGCCGAAATAGAGGGTTTCTTGCCAAAATGCAGACAAGCCGACCACAAATCGGCTAAAATCAGCAACAAAGGAGACCAAAGGCTATGATTAGGATTTTGCTGTCAACCCGCCTTGGCGAACGGCGGATGACACAGAGCGACCTTGCTCGTGTCACAGGGATTCGCAGTCAGACTATCAACGAGTTGTACCACGATTTTGCGGAGCGTGTAAATCTGGACGACCTCGACCTCATCTGTGAGGCACTGGACTGTGACCTCGAAGACCTCATTGTGCGAGAGCCCAACATCGAGCGCAGGGTCAAAGAGGTGCGTCATATCCCCCAGACCGTGAGCAAGTCTCGCAAGAAGTAACCCCCCATCTCCTGCCCGGATGCACGTTATGCGTCCGGGCTTTTTTCATCTTCATCATTGCGCAGCTGGATGGTCTGCCCATCCGGCATGATGATTGCAACCTTGCCGCCGCACAGTTCTGCTGCCTTGATAAGGTCATCCGCCGACCAGCGGTTCATGCGCACCTTGTTGCTCATTGCCTGCTTGCTGCTCATACCGAGGACTTCGGCCAGATCTGTCTGCTTCTTCCCTGTCATGGAAAGCAGCCCCTTGATGATGTCCGACACTGTCATGTGTTCATCCACTCCTTTCATGTATAGGGTACACCAAAATCAATTACTTGTCAACCTCTTTTATTTCAAAGTAAATCAAAAAAGTTTATCAAAACTATTGACAAGTAAACCGAAAAGGTGTACAATGTAGATGTAAGGCAGAGAGCGAAAGCCCCTTACAGAAAGGAGTGAGGTGAATGGAAGACATGAACGTGACCAAGGCGTTGCTCAAAGCAATCCTCGAACTCATCGAGAAGTGTGAAACGCTGGAAGAGCTCCGTGAGAGCGTCAAGAAGATTATGGAAGAGTAAAAAAAGAAGACCAGCCACCGTCCAAAGCAACTGATCTTCAACACCGAACCAACGGCGAGCCGGGAGCCTTACCCCGGCCGCCCTCTATTTTAACAGAGTAAGGCCAGAAAGACAAGAGGGTAACAGCATGAAGTTCATTGACATCAACCGAGAGTTCACCGCAGCAGCCAACAGCTACATGGCACAGGGCTACTACATCAACGCCGGAACGATGGGCGGAAGCCAGGGCGAGGTCGCTCACATCGACCTCACCAACGGCACCGAGATCATCCGGGTGCTGCTCACCACGTTCAACAACTACCTCGGCACTGAGGGCGTGGAGCTGATTGTCGGCCGGGTCAAGGACGACATCAAGCCCAATCATGAAGACCGCTGGAGCACCGTCTGGAATGAGCGTCTGGAGGTCATCAGCAGCAAGAAGTTCTACCGTCTGAACAACCGTGCACAGGATGGATTCTACGGCACAGAGGAGGAAGCAAACGCCGCCGAGGAGAAGCGGTTTGACCGCTACAAGAGCCGCCGCAGCAATGACAGTGCGGTGGATGTGACCACAAAGGCCGCTCCGATGGTCAAAAAGTACATCCACGAGAAGTTCGGTGTCCGGCGCGTGAAGATGGACGACATCAAGGTCGTCAAGCACGGTGGCCGCTACACCGTCACCTACCACAAGCACGCTGCACAGCTGCACTAAGGGGAGGGCGCAAAGATGGTCACGATTCAGAGCCAGAACTTCGGCGTTGAGATTGAAATGACGGGCGTTTCCCGCGGAACAGCCGCCTCCGTCATCGCCAACTACTTCGGTGTCGGCGGCATCCACTTTGCAGGTGGTACCTACCAGACGTACGAGGCCAAGGATAGCAAAGGCCGCGTATGGAAGTGCATGAGAGACGGTTCCATCACTCCCCGGCGGCGCAGAGGTGGTGCAATCGTAGAGGCAGACGATACCTACCGCTGCGAGGTCGTGACCCCGATTCTCCAGTACGAGGACATCACCGACCTGCAAGAGGTCATCCGGGCACTGGTCAAGAAGGGTGCCATGGCGAACAGCTCCTGTGGTATCCACGTCCACGTTGACGGTGCGAACCACACGCCCGAAAGCCTCTGCCGGCTGCTGAACTTCGCCACCGGGCGGCAGGATCTGTTCTACGAAGCCCTGCAGATCGGCAACCGCGCAGACCACTGGTGCCACAAAATCAACCCTGCACTGTTCCGTGAAATGAAGAAGAACGGCCGGGCAAGCCGGAACGATGCAGAGCGCATCTGGTACAGCGTGGTGAATGACGGATATGATGGAGGCGTGGATTCTTCCCACTACAACAGCACCCGGTATCACGGAATCAACCTCCATGCATTCTTCACAAAGGGCACCGTGGAGTTCCGGCTGTTCAACGGAACCACTCACGCCGGCCGCATCAAAGCCTACGTCCAGTTCTGCTTGGCAATGAGCGCATGGGCTATCAACTGTGACCACGACAATCTTCACTTCAAATCCGTTGCCGGGTACACCCAGCAGCAGAAACACGACCTCATGCTCCGGGTGCTGACCAAGCGTCTGGGCATGAGAGGCCCGGAATTCAAGACCGCCCGGTTGCATCTCACCTCTGCATTTTTGACAGAGGCCGAGAGTGAAAATACCGCCGCCTAAAAACCGAAAAGCTGCGCTATCTGGCTATACGGGCATTTGGAGGATATGACAATGAAACTTTACAAATACTCCGGCACCATCGAGGAGCTTGCCGTTGAACGCGGCCGAATCTCCTATATCAAACTCTTTGATGTGACCGACTTCGACAAAGCACCAACCAGACTGGAAGTCTTCGGTGCGCTCGGCAAGTACATTGAGGCCATCGAGTTAACCGATGCCGAAGAACGGTACATTAAGAGTGATTGGTACTTTGACAGCAACCTGTATCTGCGCCGCATTGAAGTCCCCGGCGTGGGCGATTGGCCGGCAAAGATTATCACCCAGTCGCCTGACGACATCGACCAGCTGGAGATCTTCGGAGAGCGGGAGTACATCGAAACCAGCAAGCCGAAGTCCATGCCCGGCGAGGAAATGAACCGCTGGCTGATGTGGGAACGCCAGAACATGAAGTAAGGGAGGAGCGCAAAATGCGTGTGGAAAGAAAGCCGAAAATCGGCGACACGATGTTCCATGTATGTGAACACTTCTACTACGTTCCGGAGCACGCGGCCCCGTTGAATGAATACTGTGTCTGCGAGGCCACAGTTGTGGGGTTTCTGAAAGGTGGGTACACCGAGGTGAAGCTGGTCGGGAAAAATCCGGGAGGCTTCAATACGCCCTATCACTACAAGATGGCCGAGGTCGGCAGCAAGGCGTTCTTTGATGCTCACTCCGCTGCAAAGTATGCCGAAAGCCTGACGGTGTATGCAGAGCAGCACTGGAATTGGGCAGGCACACAACTTCGCAGGCCGTACAAGAATTTATTGAGAGAGCAGTCCCCGGACATTGAAGGAGGCGCATAATTATGTCGATGGGAGAACAAATCAAAACCGCTCGTCAGCTTCGAGGATTTACGCAAGAAGAGTTAGGTGAACGTTGTGGAATCGGTGCTGCCAACATCCGAAAATATGAGAGTGGAAAGCAAATTCCCAGAATCGTAACCTTACAAAAAATCGCAGAAGCCTTGGATTTACCAGTCAGTTCGTTTCTTCCGGCTTTTGGCATAACAGAAAGCCTCGGCAACAGAATCCGAACGGTGCGAAAGAGGCAAGGGCTTTCAGTGGCAGAACTTGGAGAGAGGTTGGAAATTTCGGGTTCTCTCGTCGGGCGATATGAGCGCGGTGAAGAGAACCCAAAGCCCTCAACAATTCACCGGTTTGCAGACGCGCTCGGTGTTGATGCACATTGGCTAGAAACCGGAATTTACGACGAAAGCCTTTCGCCGGAAGAACAGCAACTTCTCCGCTATTTCCGTCTGATGAATCCGAAAGGACGGATAGTTGCGCTGGAGCGGATGGATGAACTTTCAACGCATCCGAATTACAAAAGGAGGATTTGACCATGTTCAGCATTACAGGCAACGAGACGTTTGAGGAGGAAGTACAATGACGGACGAAAAAGCTATCGAAAAGATGCTCTATGACCAGCAGCAGGGCTGGCCGCTGTGCCCCCGCTGCGGCGAGAGGATGCCGGACAAACTGACCCACGGAGCACTGAGCCGCCACGCCAAGGGCGTGTACATCTGCGCGGCCTGCGGCACCGATGAAGCCCTCCGGGACTGGACCGGGAACGTCAAACCACTGTCCGACTGGGTGCTGGTTCGCGTATACAACGGAGATCTTCGGAGGTAATCGATATGGAAGAAATGCTACTGTCACTGAATGGGCCGTGGTCAAATGCAGCCTGCATCGGCTACTGTGTCATGGCGATGCGCAACGCCGGTTTGAGTGAGAAGACGCAGCGCAAAGTCCTCGATGAACTGACCCGGTGCTTCGACGATGTGAGTGTTGAAGATGCTGCACAGATGAAGTTCTAAACAAACAAAAAATCCCCCTACACTGGCCCGAAGGTCAATGCAGGGGGATTTTTGCGCGCTACCGAGGTAGCCAAATATAAAATCAAGAGTGGACCATGCCGGGCCGCTCTCTACAAAAGCCGAAGCTTTTCAAGTGCCTCTATTTTACACGGCGCTCATGCAGCAGTCAAGACTTTTTGCCCAGTGCTGCGGTCATAACATCAAAGGCGTGTTCGATGACGGCATCCAGCACCTCGTCGGTGATGGCCCAACGGATAGCCGCCGGGCACTTGGCGCGGAGAGCAGCGAACACCTGCTTCTTCTTCTTGGCGCCCTGACCGCTGCCCATGATGGACAGCTCGGCCTTTTTGACCAGTTCCAGAGCCAGATCCTTGACAGTGGCCTTGTAGCCCAGCCGGATACCGCCGACTGCCAGAGCAACGAAGCCCAGCAGCATCAGAGCGATGGCGATGGGTGCGGGGATGAAGTTCAGCATAGCTTCCATGATATTGCCTCCTATAAGTATCAGCGGCGCGGAGAGCCACCCCTGCGCCGTTTTGTCGTGTTGGTTATATCGGATGTTTCACAGGTACTTTGAAGCCCCGGAAATGGCCTGCCAGCTGGCAGGGCCGCAGATGCCGTCCACCGTCAGTCCATGAGCCTCCTGCGCTTTCAGCAGAGCGTTCTCTGTGCCCTCGCCGAAAATGCCGTCCGGGGTCAGCCCCAGCAGCCGCTGGAGCATCTTCGTGGCTGTACGGTTTGCATCCCCGGTGCAGCCCCGGCGGATGGTCGGCAGAATGAACTTCTGGTAGGTGGTGCTGGGGTAGTGCCGCGGGGCATCGCACAGCCACGTTGCCTTTGCATCGCGGGTATCGGTGTGTACGATGGCACAGCCGTCATACCAGTAGATGCCCACCGCCTTGAAATACTGGGCGGCGATGATGCCCAAGGCCACAGGATTGATGCTGCGGTCCACCATGCGCCAGTCTGCCGCCATACCATAGCGGTGCTTGGAATTTGGGCTTCCGCCAACGGTTTTGCTGGCATTGTGCGTGATGCAACGGTATCCGCTGGTCACCTTGATGGCCTTGCCCAGCTTATCCCGGATGGCCTGAAGTTTTTCGACCAGCTCCGAATCGACCATCTGGCGGCTGCATCCGCAGGGACACTTGAAGTCCTTGCGGGTGAAGTTCTTGCTCAGAGCAGATGTGTCGCTGGCCTGATAGACAATGACTCTCATGATTGCGCCTCCTAAAAGCCAATCTGGGTGAACACAAAGCCAATGACGATGCCGAGAATTGCCGTCAGCACATATCCGACCGCCTTTCTCCACATCTCACCGTCACGGCTTTCCAACGTTTCAAGCCTCTTGCCCTGTTTTTCCTGTTCCCTGACCATGCTTTCCATGCTCAAGGCCAGCTTTTCAACAGAGGTGGACAGTGCGCCCATTTTGCTCACGCTTTCTTCCAGCAGAGCAATCCGTCTGTCCTGACGAGAGTTTTCTTCTTCGAGCCGCCGCTTGAACTCCTCATGCTCGGCTCGCGTGATAGGCTGATCCATCTGAACCTCCTGTACAAAAAAGGCAGCCACACCCCGGCGGGTGAAGCTGCCTTTTGGTTTTATTCTGCTGCATCCAGCATATCTTGTGAGTGGCGAACCAGAACGTAGTCCTCCAGAATCTGATTTCGCAGGGCATCGTTGTTGCAGTCCTGCATAAGACCCAGATAGCTCCGAATCACGCTCAGGGCGTACTCAAGTGGAACCTCGCCGCGGCCATAGGCCTCTCGGACATATCGAAGATGCTTCTTCATGCCGAGAGAGGTCTGCCGCCGCAACTCGATTTTATCAGGGGTGATTTTTCGTCCGACAAATTCAACAGGTTTGCCCAGCGGGATAACTGCTGTCTTGTCGTTCAGCTGCAAGCCTACATTGGTGCGCAGATAGTCATCGACACACCCAACGACTTCCCATGCTGCCTTTTTGCCATCGACAATGCACATCATGTCGTCCATGAACCGGGCGTGTTCTGGCACCCGCAGTTCCCGCTTGATGTAGTAGTCCGTTGGGGTCATAACCACATTGGCGGTCATCTGCGAAATGAGGCTGCCGACCTGCATCCCGATGCCGGAAATACGCTCGGCGGTGGTCACATCCGTGCAATGTACTGGCAAGCCTAGCGGCCTGCCGTCGCAGCGGATAGCCTGTTCCAAAAACCACATCATGTCCGGGTCATCCAGCGGTTTGGAAAGTTCCCGCAGCTGAATGTCCACCGGGATGCGGAAGAAGAACTTGGCAATGTCCATCTTGACGATGTACCAGTCACCCGGCTTGCGGGCATAGCTTCGCATCCACTGCTGAACAGTCCTCGATGCGCGGATGGGACCTTTCTCCTCGATGCTGCCGAAACTGTACTCATACATCGACTTACGGTAGATAGGCCACAGGACGTTGTGTGCAGCGCAGTTGATGACGCGGTCATAGAACGGTAAGCTGCTGATAAGCCGCAGCTTCGGATAGTATTCATAAAACTGGTGAAGCTGCCCGGTGTGGTATTCATGCCACTGGAGCCGATTCACCGAATCTATCAAATTATCCTCAAGGAGATTTGTGTACTGGAGTACGCAATCCTGTTGCCGCTTGTGTTTGCGGGCTTTCAGATAACCGTCATACATATTGTCGAACGTTGCGAAACGCTCAAAAACGTGTCTGTATTTTTCCAACAAATCCCTCCTGAGGTCGTACCCGAACGAGTGCCGTACGCCCAACACGCCGGAACACTGGCCCGAATACTGGTATTTTTAGGCCGCATATTGCAACCAAGGGAATCGACCCCTTTATCCCTCTGTGCTGAGAGTAAACCCTTGAGTTTACAGTATCTGACGATGAGGCAAAGCGGAGCGGAAGCCCAAGTTCGTCCTCGTGTTGGAACGCAGGTTGTAGTTGAACGAGGCGAGACCGTAGTCGGAGTTGTTCCAGTTGCCGCCGGAGTAGAAGCACGCTACGGTCGATTCCCTATGTTTTTCGGCTGACTGTTGACGGTTTTCAGCCAGCCGCCCAACATCTTTCCGATTTCGACCACCATGCCAGACCAGACTTCATATTTCTTCATGGGCAGGAACCCCAACTCATGGGAGAGCCGGAGATATGCTCGAAGTTTCATGATTTCAACGTCCAGTTCCTGTAAGGTAGTCTTCTTGTAATACTTTTTCTGCGCCTCGATGGTACGTTCCAGCATGATATCCATGCAGTGCTTTATGTCCGTACAAAGCGCAAATTTTTCCGATTTCGGATACTGGGCCAAAGCCGGATAAGCATACTCCATCATGTCGTATACTTTCTGCATAAGTTTCAATTCTTCTGCCATGCGGTAGACCCTCCTCCGAACGCGGGATAGTATAACAAGATTTGCATTGAAAATCTGCCTTTCGGTGGATTCTTCCGGCTTTCGGCAAAATCCACCGAAAAGCAAAAAATCAATTTTATAAACGACCCCGCTTCGCGGGGTCGAGGGAACGTGCTGTGCTATCGCACAGCAAACAGGTCACAGTCAAGCAGTGGGCAGTTTTACATAAGCGGAGCGGAAGCCCAAGGACGTCCTCGTGCTGGAACGCAGGCCGTAGTCGAACGAGGCGAGACCGTAGTCGGAGCTGCCCCAGCTGCCGCCGGAGCAGAAGCAGATTTCGGCAAGGCCGTTGTCGAAATAGCAATGGTGTGCAGATTCCAGAGTATCTCCCTCATACGGCAGGAAGCCGAGGTTCTGCAGCAGCAGCTTAGCGTTTGCACCGATAGTGCTGTCGCACTTGATGTTAGAGAACGGAATGTCATGCCATGCATCTGCCTTGTTGGTAATGCTGGTGGACCAAGTCAGAGTATTGCTGATAAAGTCCATCTTGATAGAGCCGGAAGTGGTTCCGCTGCCATTGGGCGTAATCAGCGAGCCATCCGCAGCATTGATGGCTTTCCACTCGGCGGAGGATGCCCCCTGGGAATGGGCAGCATCTGCACCATTATTGTTGACCAGAATCTGCAGTTCGCCAAAAACTGCACGGATTGCACCTGCCCATTCCCAAATATTGCCCACAAGGCCGGACATACCGGACGGGGTCTGGTCGTGGTACCAAGTCAGCGGGCCGGTGCCGGTTGCGACACGGCAAATCCTACCATCACTATCCTTGTAGGTCGGAATTGCCTTATATGCCGTTTCGCTGGAATGCTTTCCGTAGCTGTTGTTGCCCTTGGGCATAAAACCATTGGAAATGCACCAGCGCAGAATCAAGCCCCATTCCATGCGGGTCATCAGATGCCAGCCCTCGCCCTTTGCCTCGCAATACTGGCGAGCCTGATCGAAGTTCATGCCAGTTGCAGGGTCAACGCCACCGATGGAATAGGCGCGGCCATCCTGCACGATGTTCTGGTACTTGGAGATGTAGATTGCGTCCACTTCCTGCCCGTTGACGATGAACGCCGGATGCACGGCGGCGGATTCGCCCATGCCAAGCTGCTTATAGGTCATCTTCGGGATCTTAACCATGATGGACGGCATACCGGCATTGTCGTAAATCAGCTCATTGCCGGGTGCAAGGCCAGTGACAGCCAGATTGGTCAGGTCAAAATTTGCAGCCATAGTAGTTACCTCCTATCAGTCGATGGCCCACAGGGTCAGGGTCACATTGTCCACGGAGAACGGAATCGGCTTCGCCGGGGTGCTGTTGCCCATGCGTGCGCCGCCCTCGGCGTTCTCCTCGCCGTCTGCGGGCACTTCCTCAATGGGCTCCGGCTGGGTGTACCGGCGGGCAGGGATATCGATTTCCGCTACATAGCTGCGGCCGGCAGCTGCGCCGATGACCAGCTCACCATAGCTGTCGTAGCACACATCGATGTGAACGTCACGGTCGTCCTCGCGCTTGGCGAGGTTGATGGTCAGGTCATCATCGAAGCAGATTTTGTTCTTGACGACCTCGTAGGGAATCTTGGTGCCGGAATTTTTCTCGATAACGGTCATTTCAGAGTACCTCCGATTGCGATGTATTTGATGGTGGCAGACTTTGCGGAGCCGTTGTAGGCCAGCTTGAAGCCGTTGACCAGCTTCTCGCTGACCTCAATATCCCCGATCGGACCATCGGATTTGACCAGTTCGGTCATAACCAGATAGCTGGTGCTGCCCATGTTTTTGCCCAGCGACACGCTCTTTTTGGAGTTGTTGCAGGGATAGGTACGAGCATTGGTCAAGTCAACGCTGCCGGACACGATCTGCCACGTGTTGTCGATGCCAGCAACCGTTTCGTCCAGCTGCCAGCCACGCTGCCGAACCTCGTTGAGCAGCATACCGAATGCAGCATACAGGTCCCACACGCCCGCCTCGATGTTATTGAAATGTGCCTGATCCTGAGGGGTGCCCTGCTGCATCACCTTGCCAGCGGGAGTGATGGTCCATGTTCCGTCATGGTTGTCGGTGATGACGTACAGACCGGGCTTGTCCGTTACATGGTCAAGCCATACCGTTTTTGCGTACACGGTCATTCCTCCTTTTTCTTCTCGGTAAAGGTAAAGTCGAACCAGTACAGAATACCAGTCTGACCTGTCGAGATTTTGATGTTTACGTCCTCGTGCGCCCAGACCTGATTGTCCGAGTTGAGCAGCTCCACACGATTCACCGTAATCTCGCCCAGCCCGGTGATGGACACTCTGGCGCGGACAGTACCATCAGCCAGAATGTCGATGCCGGAAAGCGGAACGGTGTAGTAGGTCGAGCCGACACGGAAACGCGCACAGGCAATGCGCCGTTTGAGATAGCCCCGCAGGTCTGCGAAGCCAGCCGAATCAATCATGCTGCTACCTCCTTAAAAATTTATTCCCGGTGCGCTGCCGCACACCTTTGCGATGTAGGAAACGCCGAGGCCGGATTCCTCGGCAACAAGCCCTCCGCCTGATGTACCGCCGGATGTGGCGGTTGCCGGATGCAGACCGGCTGTCAGGTCGCCGGATGCCGGGGCCGCGTATGTGCTGCTGCCGTCTGCGGTCTGCACAACAACATACCCCGCATCATCGAAGCCCTGCGTGGCCGTCTCCGGGTAGGTTCCAGCCAGTTTCTCCGGTGCATAGGCTCCACCATTGTCCACCGTCAAAACCTCGATTTCCGAGGCGGCAGTGCGGCCCTGTGTGGCTGTGGCCGGGAACGTGCCAGCGTCAAGCTGCCCGGTGCGGGGGTGAGCGTAGCTGCCGCCGAACTCGTCCGTAACGATGACGATGTTCCCAGCGGAGATGCCGCCCTGTGTGGCCGTTTTGGGGAAAGTGCCGCAGCGGCGTACCGCATACACGATATAGCCGCTGCTGGTCACGATCTCGATGCCGAACGTGCTCTGGTAGTACACACCATCGTTGTGCGACCGCAGGCTCTTGTAGTAGCCGATGGCCCACAGCACACGTTCGGTGCTGACGTAGGACGCGTCGGAACCGCTCATGTCCAGCATGACCCGGAAGTGGTACGGCTCGCCGCCATACTGCCACCATTCCTCCAGCCGGGAGCCGGGATAGATAGCCCGGATGCCCCGCAGCACAGCCCCGGCGGTTCCCCGGTGACGATGGATGTAGGGCGCGGACTTGATGGTGCGCCGCTTTGCAGCGAGGTCGTAGTCGTGGTCGTACCAGTCAACGGCGAAGTCCTTTGCCAAAATGTCCAGCAGGTCTTCCGGCAGCTGGTCGATGCGCGTGTAGATTTGACCGAGGTTGATTTCATCCAACCGCTGCTCCAGCACGTTGGCGATAGAGTGCGCCAGAGCAACCATTTTCGGGTCTTTCTGGAGCGCAAGCGGGAAGGAATCCATCATCCGCTCGGCGGTCAGGCCGTTATTCATCCTCGTACCCTCCGCTCTTCACCGCGACCGTGCCCACCTTTGCTACCTGCGGCACCTTGTCGGAGGTCAGGTCAACGGACGGTTTGCCATCTTCCAGCGGGGTAAAAACGGGCTGTTGCAAGTCCACGCGCTTGATGCCAACTTCCAGCAGCAGATACCGCAGCTTGTCAGGGTTGATATCTCGGCCCATCTTGCCGGACTGCCAGCTGATGTACTGCTGCACAGCCTCGTTTACGCGGGTCTGTGCGTCCGCAGCAGAGATGTCTCCATCGCGGGTCAGGTAATAGGTCAGGTCGATGTTGTAGTTCACCACATCAGGATCACCAGAAATGACGCGGTCTGTCAGAGGGCGTACCTCATCGGCAGAGCACACCTCCACCATCGCTTTCTTGGTTTCGTCCGGGGCAATGCTGCCATCATCCATGACGGCGTATAGGCAGACAGTGCCGGGGCTTGGGCTGTTCGCCACCACATCGGCGATTTTGGTAGACACGCTCTTCGCGAAATACTTGTAGCTGCCAACAGGCCCTGCGCTGGACCACGCCGCCTGACTGTCAAGCAGCAGCTGGTAGAACTCGTCATCGTCCGGGGCATCGCTGCCGTTTGCGCTGGCTGTGACGTTGGAGCAGCCGGAATAGTAGTCGTACACATCAACAATGGTGTTGATGTCTCCAACCGCAAAATCGTTTCCGATTGTGCCAGAGGTCTGGCATACCACCGTAACGTCCGTATAGGTCGAACCGATAGGCACATATTCATCTGCCGTGGTTGCCCAATACAGCGAGGCGTTTGCGTCCGTGACGCGAGTGCCGGATGGGATGAGGATTGCACTCTGCCGCGCCTCGCTGATGTTGAAGCGCATGGTGCAGGTTGCCGCGGTAGGCTGCGGACGCTGCTGCAAGTAGAACAGCTCGGCCAGCGCATCCAGATTCGCGCCCTCTGCCCGGCTGGGCAGATTCTGGTTATCAGCGTGGTTGTTGAGGGCGCGCTCATAGATTATCGCGTCCTCAATCCACGAGATGAACAGCCGTTCCGGGCTGCCGGGGCGCACGGATGTGCCAAAAAACTGCTCATACCCCGCACAGAGCAGCGCATCCAGTTCGTCAACATCGGTGCTGATGAACTGGTGGTCTGCGGTACTACGCATTGATGCTCACCTCCACAACGGGAAGCATCGTTCCGGGGTTGTCCTTGGAGGATTTGAACGTAGTCCCCATATAGGTGGCTCTCGGTTCAAACCGTTCGATGGCTTCCTTGATGGCGGCGCAGAGCATAGGCTGCGCCACGTTTTCCGGGCGGTCAAGAATATCCGAGATGTCGATGCCAAACTCCCGGTAGCCCGGCACTGTGCCTTTCGGCGTGGATAGGATGACGGCGATGTTCTGCAGAACGCTGGTCACGGTATCCTGCTCGCCGAGGGAAATGGCGGTCAGGTCATTTGCCGACACCAGATAATTGCTCATAAAATCGCCTCACTCTCTCGGATATTCCAGTAAAGTGACGCTCGCGGTAATCCATGTCGGAACGCCGAAAGCATCTGTGTACTTGGTCTTGAATTTCACAGATTTGATGACCCACCGATAGCTGCCAAAGACTTCGTTGCCGAGGACAAACGGCAGCGTCGTGTGATTATCGACATACCCCTTCAGGATCTCGCGCTGCTTGCTTGGAGCCACGCCAAGGTACGCTGAAAGTTCAATGTCGAACGTGATGGTGTCGGCATCCGTACCCGTAAACTCGGCCAGAGCCTTGCCTCCGGCACGCTGGTGGGTGGTGTATCTGGCAGACACGCTCTGCACCATGTCCTTGATGGTTTTGACGTAGCCATCGAACACGGCAAAGGTAATGTCTCCAAGGCATCCAACAATCACGGATAAATCCCTCCCAACACGAAGCCGTCAGCGTTGAAACACGGCAGGTACAGACAGATCACGATGTCATCAATGGCGGGCACCCACCACACCACATGGGATTTGTGCTGGTGGTTGGTCGAGTTGTCCGCTCCTGTGACCTTTTCCTCTTCGTCCCAAATCTGGCGGGTGCCGTTCTGGGTGTTAAGGATTTTCAGTGGATACGGAGACTGGTGCGTAAACTGGTGGTCATGCTGCCCAGCCTCCTCGGTGTACACAATGGCCTTGTAGTGCTGCATCACAGGCAGCCAGCCGGAAGTAATCCCGGTGTCCTCGAACTTCACGCGCACAAGGCGTTTTTTCTTGTTCACATCGGTGACTTTCCCGATGCGAACATCGACGTTCACGTTCATCAGTAACCTCCCAGCGTATGACGGCCAGTGACTTGTGTGGTGTACCCGCCAGAGCCGGATACTGTGTGCTTAGACTGCTTCACGATGTACTTGCCATCCCACGGTCCGAACTGGTCAGCGTTGAACGTCAGCCCGGCCACCTTTCCGGGGTCGCCCGGATAGGTAAAAATCATCTGACGCTCATACTTGTTGTAGAGCCGGAGTTTCTTTGCAGCCAGTTCTTTTGCCTCCGCCTTGCTTGTGACCGGGGCGTAGACTTCCAGCTGCTGATTGGTCTTGCTCTTGGCATCATAGTCCTTGACATAGGCAATGCCCTCGATGGCCTTTCCGTCCGGTCCAACATAAGACACTCGGCAAGACGCGTACTGTGTTCCAGCCTGACCGAGCGAATGGCTATACTTGATATAGCTTTTGTCGTCCAGCGTGGTAGTCCACACAGCGTCCTTGCCCTCGTACTCCTGCTGGTCAAAGATGACGATTTTGCCATCAGTGCATTTCAGCGACAGCCCTGCATCGTGGCAAAGCTGCTGCAAAAAGTCGATGTCGGAGCAGCGGTACTGCTCCACGCGCTTGTACTCAGGGTCTTTCTTTGCAAGAAACTGGGTCGTCATGCCGTTCTTGGATGCCATTTCATTGGCAATGCCGGACAGCTTGTACTTTTCCCAGCCCTTGCTCTGCTTGGTCTGCCGGATCGTGCTCGTGTAGGGCAGCCCAATGGCCTTGATGGTGATAATGCCGGGCGGTCCAGACGCAACCACGCTGTCCAGTTCAAAGGTCCCGCAGTCCAGTGCCTCGTCCTTTCCGTCAGAGTGCCAGTTGCAGGCGGTGATGGTAGCACGGATTTTCAGGCTTTCTTCTCCGCTGCCGGAGGAGGAGTCAGAAGAGCCGCCGCCAGACTTGCCGGAGATCTCGCTGGCATCCACCCAGCCGTAGACGCGGGATGTTCCATCGGTGTGGATGATGTGGTACGGATGCAGCGCACCCTGTTTGATGATGGTGATCTTGGCGGGGCCAGCCTTGGGCTTGCCGTTTGCCTTTTTGTCGGTGGATGCCTTATAGTGCGGACCGCCAAGGAACTGCACCACATCACCGACCTTGTAGCCATCAGAAGATGCAGTCGACACATCGCCGTCTATCATCTTCTGGAGCCAGTCGGTCATCCAGACACCCTCACGATCTTGGAGTTTGATTTGCAGGTCATCGCTGGCATCTTCCTCGTTGTCCGTAAAGGACAGGGAGAGCAGATACGGAGCGATGCTGCTGGTGATGTCCACGCCGTCAAACTCCACCGTACACTCGGCATGGCGGGCAGTATTTTCATCGCTCATGTGACCACCTTCTTCCACGGCGGCAGGGTCGAGCTCGTCTTGGCTTCGATTTCCGGGAGCGTCAAAACGATTCCGGCAGGAAACTCAAAATAGTTCAGATACTGCGAGTTCGCAGCCATCAGGCGGGGTGCAAGGGCGCAGCTACCAAGCTGCGTGTATGCCACGCTGTCCCAGCGGTCGCCCTGCACGGTGGTGTAGGTTTTGCTCATGCGTAACCCCTCCTGAAATTATCGGTGTCGTTGTCGTTCACGATTTCCAGCACAGCTTCCCGGAGGTCGTCATTCTGGGCGTTCAGGACGCTTCGCAGTTCATCCGTGTCTCGCATACCGTAGATGTGGTAGACGGGCGCAACGGTGATAGGAGCCGCACTGCTGGCGTTGGAGCCGCCAGATGCAGAGCCACCGGGCAGCTGCACTTCCGCAACGGAGCGGGTTTCGCCGCCGCTGAAGTAGACTGAATTGCTGCCATTGACTGTTTCTACATATCGGTTGTACTCCTCACGCAGAGTCTGGGCTTCCTGCTCCTCACGGATGGCATCCCGGACAGCGGACAGGTCAATCGCATTTGTGCTTGTGATCTGCTCCAGCTGCCGTGCCTCGTTGAACGCTGCGCGGGTCTCCGGCGCAGTCAGCACGGTTTCGCCGCCGTTGAAGTAGACCAGTTCCGGGCCGTTCTCACCAACGATGGCAAAGCCCGGCGCGGCAGATTCCGTACCAACTGCATAGCCGGGGATATTGCCGTTTTTCTGGTCGATGTTGTAACGCTTATTTGCCCCGGCCAGCGCATCAGAGGCAGCGTTCGCCACCTTTTCGTATGCCTCCTTGACACGAGGCATCATGCCCTCTGCGCCGTCGATAAAGCCCTGAATGGTGGACTGTGCGCTCTTCATGGCCTCGTCGTTCAAGTCCATGTCGGCAACACTGTCCGCCACGTTCTGTGCGATCTCGTCCATGGCATTGCTCATGCCGGTTTCAAGGTCGGCCATGCTCTCGCTGGTGGTTTTCTGCGCCTCCTGCAAGGAACGGTAATTCTCGACCATCTTTGCGAGGTCGGAATCCGACGCAGCTGCCATGCCAGCAATGGCGTTCACAGAATCCTTGCTGCCATCGGCGAAGCTGGCGATAACATCGCTCAAACCGTCAATGTCAGCAGCGCGTTCGGTCAGGTTTTCGAGGTTCTGGTTGTAGTTGTCCCAGTAGGTAATCTGGCTTTCCAGCGCGGAGTTGATGCTGGATGCAGAGGTGGCGACGACCTTCTCAGCGGTATCCCACAGGTCGTACTGCTTGCTGATGCTGTCATAGGCCGCATTGTAAGCGTCCGTGTATGCCGAAACGAGTTCCTGAATCTCCGCCTCGGCACTGTTGATAACATCGGTGACGGCCTGCTCCTGTGCAGCCACATCGTTTGCGCTGTTGGCGGCATCCTGCTGCGCTGCGTTCAGGGAATCAACTGCATCCTTTGCTTCCTGATACTCAGCATCGGCTGCATCGATGGCTTCCTGATCCTTCTCCACGGCCTCGGTGTAGTTTTCGACTTCATGCCGGGCGGCGGCAAGGTCTTCCGAGTAGCCCATGTACTCGGTGCGCAGCTGCTGTACATCCTCGCCCATGGAACGCCAAGGAATATCTTGGACTGTGCCATAAGTGGACTTGAATTGTTCGTCCGTCATGCCAAGCGTGGAAAGCAGCTTGCTGTAGGTTGCGTCCATGCCGGCATTGGATTTTTCAACTTTCGCCTGTGCAGCAGCCAGCTTTGCTTCATTCGCCGCACTTTCGACCAGCACATCGTTGTACTGCTCGTAGATTCCGTTCAGGTACTCTTGCCGAGCCTGCGCTTTTACATCGTCCGCATAAGCATTCGCGTGCTGGCGCAGGGCTTCAGTGCCGCCCTTGATGGAATCTGTTTCAAGGTCAATATCATCTGCCAGACTGGGCACCAGCGCAGACAGACGGGCAAGGGTATCGTGGTACTCGGCATTCCCAGCAGTATTGCCGTTTGTGGCAGCTTCGATGGCCTCCAACTTGCTGATATACTGGTCGGCAACGCTGGCGGTCGCCTCCATGTTGGACAGCGCGGAATGGTAGGTGTCGCTGACATCGTCCATGCTGCTGCCCATATCGCGGGCTGCGCTGGTCAGTTCTCGCACGTGCGGGACACCATCGTCTGCTGCGCCAGAAATCCCACCGATTACGGCGGCGAGAGCCGTTCCCGCTATGACAACACCTGCAAGAACAGGAGCCGTCACCCCAAGGGATGCAGAGAACAGGCCCATAGCCGCGCTGCCAATTTTTATTGCAGCAGATGCGGCAGTCATAACTCCAAGGAACCCTCCAAGAGCAACGGTTCCGGCTGCGATTGCCTTAACTACACCGGGATGCTCCTCAACGAAACCCTGCATCCAACCCAGCACTTTAGCCCCGACATCGTACAGCTTGGACATAGTCGGGGTCAAATCCTCGCCGATGGCGATTTTCAGACCGTCAGCGGCGGACTGCATCAGAACCAGCCTGCCGTTCATGTTGTCGAGCATGGTGCCCGCCATCTTGTCGGCAGATCCGGCGCAGTTGTTCAGGGCTTCGGTGTAGTCGGAGAACGACTGCCCGCCCTCGGCGGCGGCCTCGCTGCACCCGGCCATAATGGTTTGCAGCTTGGAATACTGGTTCGTGCCAGCGATGGTCTTGGCAAGGTTGGCCTGCTCTTGGTCGGTCAGGTCGCCCCAGACCCCGGCAATCCCAGTAAGGATGCTGGACAGGGACTGCATATTGCCCTGTGCATCGTAGATGTTCACGCCATAGTTCGCCAGTTCGTCACCGCACTTTTTCGTGTTGGTGGCAAGGCGGGTGAAGATGGCGTTAAGGGCTGTACCGGCCTCGCCGCCCTTAACACCGGCATTGGCCATGGTAGCCAGAACTGCGGTAGTTTCCTCGACAGAGTAGCCAAGGGAGGTGGCGGTAGATGCACACGCCTTGTATGCCTCACCCAGCTGGATCACGTCCGTGTTGGAGTGAGCCATAGCGTAGGCCATCACATCGACAAAGTGAGTGGTGTCGGAGGCTTTCAGGCCAAAGGCGGTCAGATAGTCTGTGACAATATCAGACGCCTGTGCCAAGTCCATATTGGCGGCAGCAGCCAGATTCAGCACCGGGCTGATGCCCTCCAGCATAGACTGGGTGTTCCAGCCTGCCAGAGCCATGTAAGACAAAGCGTCCGCCGATTCACCAGCTGTGAACTTGGTGGTTGCGCCCATCTCCTTGGCCTTGTCGGACAGAGATTCCAGTTCATCGCCGGATGCGCCGGACAGGGCTTCGACGTTGCTCATGGATGCTTCAAAATCACCTGCGGTGTTGATGCAGTCCATGTATGCGTCTTTGATTTCGTCGAGGGCTTTTGCGATGCCGGCCGTGGCAAGCACAGATTCAACGGTATCGAGGGCTTCGACAGATTTCTCGCCGAAGCCCTTTGCGCCCTCTCCAGCCTCGTCCATGGTCTTTTTGAGGTCAACCTGCTGGTCTTTCAGCTTATTGACCTCGGTTTCCAGCCGAGTGGTTTCTGCTGTCAGCTGCGTGGTGTCCACGCCAGCTTCCCGCAGAGTGTTCCCGGTGGCAGCCAGCCGCTGCTCATAGGTGTGCAGGGAGGTCGTGGTCTTATCAATCTGCGCCTGCTTGGAAATCAGCTTGTTTTCCAGTGCAGAGGAATAGCCCTCGGTCTCCTGAATCTCTTTCTGGATGTTATCGTACTGCTGCTGCAAGACGGCCAGCCGCTGCTTGGTGGAGTCAACGGCCTGCTGCTGCTTCTGGTACGCGGTTATGTCGGACTGTACCTTGTTCAGTCGCTGGATGCGGTTCTGTGTCTCCACAAGAGCCGACTGCGCAGCCTTGAAGGTGCTGGAGAAGTTGCTGTTCTGTTTGGCGGACAGGTTGAACAGCAACTCCCATTCTTTTCGAGCCACTACTTCGCCTTTCTCGCCTTTTCGCGCTCGGCAACAATGGCATTGTTGGTATCAATCCATTGCCGCAGTTGATACAGAGGCATTGCAAGCCAGTATGGTGCAGGGGTGTTGTTGCCCTGCGCCATCAGAAGGGCTTGCCGCCGCAGCCACTCTCCACCATCATCAGTTACACATCCGACAGCATCAAAAAATTTCTTGCTTTGGTGCGGATGGTGTTGTAATCCCGAATGCTCATTGCGCCGATAACGTCAACGCCGATGGGCTGCGTACACGCCCGGCAGGCCATCCGAATCAGATAGCCCGCACTCATGCTCGGCACGACAACCGGCTGGCGCAGAGCGGACATCTCGGCCTCGATTGCAAACGAATCATTGCCAGTCAGCTTGCCGAAGTCAAACGTCAGGGTGTCGTACTTCTTGCCCTCGTACTCAAACGGCTGGATAAGCTTGTGGACGTACACATAAGGGTCGGTGGCAGCTTTGTTCGCAGCGGCGATGGCTGCATCGTACTCCTTATCGCTGATGGTGGTGTTCATAGCGGCTGCTCCTTTCGCAGTTAAAAAATAGGCCGGAGCCGCAAAATGCGGCTCCGGCATAACGATTGGCTCTGATTACTTGCCCAGTGCCTTGCGGACAGCTGCCAGATAATCCGTGCCGTTGATGTAGCAGATGAAGTTCAGCGGGTCCAGTTCGCGGACTTTCTTGCCTTCGAGGTACGTTGCCCAGTAACGAACAGCATACTCACCGGAGCCGTTGGCGGGGGTCGCCGGAGCGATAGTGCCGCTCTTGGTGGACTTCGGAATAACGACAAGAACGTGCTTTTCAGAACGAGCATCAATAGTGCCATTGATGGGATCCTCATACTGAACGGGAACACGCAGATCGATCTGGTGGCGGCGAATCTCGGACAGCTTGATGGACTGTGCCGTAGTGGTGCGAAATTCCAGACCAAGGGTCATTGCTTCGAGATGACCCAAAATAACGGCATCAATGTTGCCGCCGATACCGGCGCCGGAGATGGACTGCGTCAGAAAAGTCACATCAGGCAGTGTAACTTTTGCCATTCCCGCATACTCAATGCTGTCTTCATAGACAGCAAAATTGATAATGCTCTGATCGATTGCCATAGTAGTACCTCCTCTTTAGGACTGGAGTGCGCTGGTCACATAGTCAGCGTCATACTCCAGCACGAAGTCGATTTCCTGCGCCGGAGAGGGCGGGGTCATGTAGACGTGCAGCTTGATTTTGCCAGCCATCAGGCTGGTCAGGGGGTTCTCGCTTTCCAGCATCTCAACGCGGGCACCCAGCAGGTAGCCTGCGCCAACCAGACCATTCAGCCAGACGCTTGCGCTGTCCACAATGGTGTCAATCAGGCGGCGGTTCATCGGCTTGTCCAGCTTAGACCAGAAAGTCTTGATGAGCGTGTTGGAAACATAGTCGAACATCCGGCTGATGGGGATGAAGTAGTCCTTCACATCAGTGGACTTGGGGTAGCAGCCAGTGTGGTTGCCCCATGCGGTCCAGCTGCCCATGAAGTTCAGGAACGTGCAGATGCCAGCGGCATCGACCACGTTTGCCTGATTGTAGGTCAGGTTGATGGCTGCACCGTCATCATCGCACAGGCCGTCGATGTGGACGGTCTTGTTGGAAGGGCTCTCGTAGGGGATGCCGCCATTTTTGGTGTCGGTCTCCGCAAGGCAGCCCGCCATGATGGTAGAGCCGTGGAACTTCTTTTCGCCCAGAGTGCCGTTAGGCCAGCACAGAATGGACTTCTGGTCGTAAGTACCAGCGTTCTTGGCCTGCACTGCGGCAGTATAGGTCTTTGCGGAAATATCCACCAGAGCCTTGCCAGAGAACATACCGTTGATGGAGCCCACCTTTGCAGCCAGCGCAGCAGCAACGGTAGCCTCCTTGGAGAAGCCGGGTGCCATAATCAGGTCAGGCACAATGCCGAACATCGTCAGGCAAGCCTCGACCTGCTCCACGGCAGCTGCCACAGCCTCGGCCTCGGCGTTTTCTGCGAGCGGCAGGAAAATGACCGGCTGGCAGGCACACAGCTTGAAGTGATAGTACATCACCTCGCAAACGGTGAACTTTGCCCAGTCGTTGTCATAGCCCAGCTGTTCCTCCGCTTCGGTGTAGCTGGTGCACAGCACAGGGGTGCCAGCGGTTGCAGCGGTGCCAGTTGCCTTGGACAGCGGTGCAGTACCGATGACAAAGGGGATGCCGCAGGTTGCGGCGTTCGGGGTCGCCACGGCGGTGTCGGCGCGGCTGACGTTAATACCATGATCTGCCATAGTATGTAATCCTCCTTACTTGGATTTGGCGAGCATCCGGGCATACGCAAGGATGGCCTCGCCGCGTGCTTTTGCCTTTTCAGGCGTGGTGTTCAGTTCGGCCACATCGATGATGAAGTCGGCCACGCCGGGATATTTCTCGGTGGCAATCTTCACATCGTCACGGTTCACAGCCTCCGCAGCAGCGCAGGGGTAAATCGTGTTCTTCTGGATATAGCCCAGAATAGACGGACCGACGTAAATGGAAACGCCGGGCTTGCTCTGCGCAGGCTCGGCGTTCACGGTGGTTTCGGCGGGCTGTTCCGCCGCGGTCTTTTTTACCGCCATAATTTAATATCCTCCGTTTGCTGCACGGTCGGCAGCTTCCAGTGGGTAATCATCTCTCCGGCATAATACGGCTTGGTTTCCTCATCGTATGGAACGCTTTCCAGCTTATGACCGGGAGACAGGACGAGCGTAAACTGGTACCGGTGCTTTCCATCAGTGCCAGTGCCGCCTACCTTGCGGACTTTGAGCAATTCCACGCGAAACCGCTCCATCATGTTCAGGAGAGCGAGATCGCCCTCCTGTTCATCCGGGTTGTAGCAGCAAAAGATAGAGCGCACAGAAACTACCGTGCGCTCCTCGCTGCCGGGCTGCTGCTCCGTTTCCAGCGGAATGACCCGATGGATGATGTACGGGGCTTTCTTCTTGGCTGAACGGCTGTCAGGCAACCGCATCAGATAGACTTCCGGGGCACGGTAGGCCTGTTCGGTATCGCCCTGCTGCATAGCCACCGGGAGAATCATATCGGCCATGATTTTCTCGGTAAACGCTTTCAGCTGCTCAAGCAAAACAACACTGGTCATATCAGACACCCCATCCGTTCAAAATTCGCGTGATTTCATGCTCAATGCGCTCCTCGTAAGTGGATGCCATTTTCTCCTCGATGGAGTCCATGACATTCTCGTTGGAGTACATCATCTGCGGGGTGGCAGGGCCAAACAGTTCCTTGACCGGGAACCGTTTTTCTCCTTGCCGCTCATAGATGCCATAGTGAGAGCCCATCTTCGCCTCGAAAGCGTGGTCCAGTGCCTGTCTTGCGCCGGACTTCTTCACGCGAGTTACCACGCGGCCGCTGCGGTCCACCTTGGTATCGAAAACTCTAAGGGGGATGACGCTGCCACGGTAGCCGAAGTTGATAGAAACCTCGCCATTGCTGCCCCGCTGGATGTTGTTGATATTCTTTGTGCGGTTGGAAAATTCACTGCTGCTGATGGCATACTCCTGCGTGACTGCCCGTTTCGCCACCGTTTTTCCGGCGGCAGCGGCGCGAGCCAGCGCAGATCCTACAGCACGATTGGCGCCTCCGGGAATTCCGGCGAGGAGGGCAGACACCCGGTCAAATCCTTCCTCTGCAATGTCAACGGTGATGCCAGCAGCTACGCTGTGCATCATGGTGTCCGTTGTCACATCACTCATTCGTCAATCGCCTCCAGTTCCACCCGCAGCATCCCCATCTCGCAGACAGAGGATGCCACATAGTAGTTTCGGACGAATCCATCCTCATCAATGCCCAGCTTGCAATCCTTCTCAGGCTGCTTTCCGCCGAGGGCCGCAATATCGCAGTGCAGTACCCGGCTGACCCGGTACAGACCCTGCGCATGGTCGCTGATGGCCTGGCGTACACGTTCCTTTTCAGAGAGGCCTGTCAAAACCAGAGGAACGTCAGGGTATTCCTCTCCATCATAGTAGACCGTGTGCGTTTCGGCGAACTCATCCAGATTCAGAAAGACGCTGTTCAGGTCTTCCTGCACAGCGTCTTTAAAGGCACTCACGCCGTGGGCATCGCAGCTGCCAGTTCAGGACCGTTGGTGCACTCGTCACCGGGCACAACGTCCTCGGCGCAGATAGCCTGAATGAGTGCGTCCTTGGTCTTGAGCTGCTTGGTGTCGATGCCCATATCCGCGGCCAGCTTTTTCAGGTTGACAACGGTCATATCGTGCAGCTGGTCGGGGTCGAGGTGCGCCGTCTCAGAGCCGTTCTGTGAGGCTTCGGCTGCGGGGGTGTCGTTACTTTCCGCAGCTGCCGGAGCCTCCGCAGGGGCGGTTTCCGGGGCGGTGGGCGCAGAAAACGCGAATTTCGCCACACCCAGCCCGATAAGGCGGGCTGCTTCGGCATCGCTGACCTCACACCGCTCGCCGCGCGAAACAGTGTGAACACCTGTCTTGGTGGGGCAGCCGTAGCCGCCGCAAAGAATTTCAACAATCATCGGTGTACTCCTTTCAGGCCGGGCTTAACCGACCACGTTCTTAGCGCGAATCCAAGGGATGTAGTTCTTGGGCGCAGCCAGCGGGCGGGTCTTCAGGCTCATCTTACGCACATCGTTCTCCTGATCGATGCTGAACTTGGGAACGCGGCGGGCGGCGATGGTGGAGTGCTGGGTATCGCCGTAGTTGATCTGAGTGATAGCACCATACATCAGGTGACCGCAGGCCGGAGCCGTAATCAGCGCATCGGTCTTCGGGAAGTAACGCTGCTCTGCGTTGGCGGTGTCGACGTAGGTTTCGTCCACGGAGATGAGGTTCAGCTTATAGCCGCGGAAGTTGAGGGTGCCGCCGTAGGTGACGCCATCGTATGCGCTCAGTTCCTGCTCGATTTTGCCGACGATGATGCCGGAGTTCTTATCCAGCAGACGCTGAACCTTTTCCATGTTCAGGACGGCATCGTACACATCGGCACCCAGCAGCAGGTCAACGGCGCGCAGGCCGCGCTTGGACAGCAGACGGCACATGGCAGGAACATCGCCGAAGAAGTCGCCGGTATCCTCAGACCACTTGTGTGCCACAGTGTACAGGTGGTCATTCTCGTGGCCGGGGTTGTAGAACTTCACGACCTTGGCCTCGCCCTTGGTCTGGTTGTCGATCATCTCCTGCATGGTGCAGCCGTTCTCCAGCATGGTCTGTGCGCACATCCACTCCTCGGTGCGGATGATGCGGTTGTCCATGTCCACGAGGTCGTTCTGAACCAGCCTTGCGGCACGCTGGGCAGGAGAACTGTTGGCGTAGATGGCCTCGCCGAAGCCGCGCTTGGTCAGGTCATCGGCGGACAGTTCGCGGCTCACGCCGATAGCAGCAGGCTCGAACTCGTGGATCTCGTAGCCCGTGCGCTCCATCGGGATTGCACCGACACGAGGACCAACGAACGCGGCTATCTTGCGGTCACCATCCATGTACTCGGTCAGAACCTTGTCGGAGTTGAAGATATCGCCGTCATCGGTGCCGAAGTAGCGGTCGCGGAAGAAGGTCTGTCTGGGAACGGCGCGCCGCTGCACAGCCATCAGAGTGTAGGTATCGAAAAAATTCAGTTCAGCAGGCATTGTTATATCCTCCTTACAGTGCGGGTGCAGCGGCCTTGAAGACGATGCCGCCGTTGCGCAGGGCATCCTTGTCGGCCTCGGTCATGGTGTAGCTGTTGGCCACGGTAACCTTGTTGGAGTTGAAGCAGCCCATCAGGTACACCGGAGCAATCACATCGTCAGTGGTGCCAACGGCCACGTCATCACACAGGATGCAGTAAGCGGTAAGCACCTCATTACTGGCAGCAGCGGTGCCCAGCACGACCAGCTTGTTATCGCCAGCAGTGCCGCCGGACTTAGCCAGAACGGTGCCGCGCTTGATGGTATCGGCCTTGGACAGCTTGCGGATGGTGCCGCCGCTGACAACCAGCTTGGGGTTGATGTCGGCAATCAGACCATCAAATTCCATGGTGCCGAGAGATTTGCTCAGTTCGCTCATAGTAGTGTTCCTCCTCACTTCTTGTCGTCATCGAGCAGCTCGGCGACGGCTGCTTCGGCAGCAGCCATGCGCTCGGCCTGCGTCTTGGGCACATTGCCCTTTGCATCGGGCAGAGATTCCGGGCTGCCAGATGCAGACGCGCCCGGAACAGCCTCCACGTTCTGTGCACCAGATGCGGAGTTGTCCGCTGCCAGATTCTTCAGGAACTCGTGACCCTGCGCAGCAGCAGCCTTGGCGGCGCGGAATGCCAGCTCGCGAGCATCGCAAGCGGTCTCGCCGTACTTAGCCTCCTGCACCAGAGCGGGGTCAAACAGGCTTGCCACCGAATCGATTTCGGCCAGACGGTTGCGCTCCGCGCTCACGGCTGCGTCAACTGCGGCCTGCGGGTTTTCCGCTGCGGTGGTTGCAGGGGTGGGATTTGCATTGTTTGCCATAGTGGATTGTCCTCCTTCGTTGGACTGGGCGGCGGGTGCCGCCGGTGTATTTGCAGCAGCGGCAGCAGGTGCAGCCGCTTTAGCCATAGGGATGTTGTCGGGCAGCTTTACGCCTGGCATCAGGCGCAGGGCGTGACCATTTGCATAGATGGTCTGACGGTCTGCACTTGCGGAGATTGCAACGGGTTCAGCATCATCCAGCAGCTCATTGGCAAAGCCCTTTTCTACGGCCTCTTTGCCCGTCATATAGGTGGTGTCGGCCATCATGTGCAGCAGCACGGTTTCAGACAGGCCGGTCTTGCGCTTATAGATGCTGACCTGCGACTTGTCCCACGCATCGTTGGCATCGGCAGCCTTGCGCAGTTCATCTGCGTTGTATGCGCCAAGAACAAAACTCCAGCATTTGTGAATCATCACGAGGCTGGACGGATTTACGCGGACGGTATCGCAGGCGCACATGATAAGGCTGCCGCCACTCATTGCCACACCGTCCACGATACAGACCAGCTTGGTGCCTTTGGCCGCCAGCTCACGGAGCCGATTGTGAATCAGGATGGAAACGCCTGCATCGCCGCCCAAACTGTCCATGCGGATGGTGATTTGTGAACACCCCTCAATCTGTGCCAAGTCGTTCAGAAACTCACTCTCAACGATGTACTGACCGGGAATCGGTTCATTGGTCCATCTGTCGATGGGCTGTTTTTCCACGATATCGCCGTACATGGTAATGTCGGCGGTCTGGCCGTCAGTGCTGGCCATTGCGTAACAAGGCCGCTGGATGTTCACCTGCGGTGCGTTATTTGGTTTGGGCATTTTGCTTACCTCCCTGTGTCGTAATGCTGGCGGTGGTCTCGATTACGCCCTCGCTGCCAGCGGCTTTCAGCAGCTCGTTTTCACGAGCCAGCTGTTCAGCGTTTTCTTCCCAGTCTCCGCCGCCCATCTCGCGGGTGACCTGCTCATGGGTGCGGAAACCGTGGTGAGTCTGGAGAATTGCTGCCTCGACCTCTTTCTGCGGGTCAAGACTACCCTGAACAGGGCCAATCCAGCGGGCACCGCACCACGCTGCGCGGAGCAACGGGTCATCAAAAAAGCCCGGAGCGATTACTCGCCCACGGGCTACGGCCTCCGCCAGCCAGATTTCATACGCAGGCTGGCAGAAGCTGTCCACCAACCATGTGCGGCGCATCTTGAACGCCTCCCATGCCTCCAGCAGGGCGGCACGGCTTGCCGAATAGCTGGCGTTGAACTCTTTCAGCAGCAGTTCGTACGGCATCTCAATGGCGCCGCCCATCAGCTTACACAGCGTTTTGACGAACGTATCGAAGCCAGCAGTCGGAACATTCGGGCTTCCGAACTTGATGTCCTCGTCCTTGTCGAGGTGGAACACCTGACCGGGGCTCATCTCGTACTCGTTCTCGCTATGGCTGGCATTGTCGGTCTGCGGGTTGTCAACAGGAACGCCGCCGAGGTCGCCACCACCCACTTCGTTGAACGGAATTGCACTCTTGGGCGTTTGCGACACAATCCACGCTGTGAAGTAGCTCTGGACCAGTGCTGCAATCAGTTCCGATTCGGTGTATCTGCGCAGCTGGAGCAGCGGTTCGATGATGGGCGCAATGAGCGGAACGCCGCGGTACTGGTCCGGGCGTTCCGATTCCATGATGTGCAGGATCTGGGGCAGCCCGGTTTTATCGCCAGCCACTTCCACCCGCTGCCACGTGGTTGTATCGTTCTTCCACTCGTGCGGGTAGGTGTTGCGCACCCAGTAGGCCACGATTGCACCGCTGCTGTCCACTTCCACGCCGTCATAGATTTTATTGCCGTTGCTGGGGTTCTTGCCCTCGGTGTAGCCCAGACCGTCCAGCAGGCCGCCGCACTTGTCCGGGGTGGACACTCGGTCGGCCTCCACCAGATGCAGCCGCAGGCCATAGGGATGCAGCTTGTCCGGGTTGCGGATTTTCACAACGGCGAACACATCGCCGCTCATGAGCCAGCTTTTCAAGGCCAGCTGCTGCAAGCCGTAGAAGTTGTTCAGCCCCATGGCATCGCAGCTGCGGCGGTTCTCTGCCCAAAGCCGGAACTCTGCCTCGGTCTTGGTCTGCCACTCTTTGGCTGCCTCCGGGGAAAGTCCCAGCACATCCCTGTCAACAGTAGCTTTCAGGGTCAGGCCAGTGCCGACCACCTTTGTGCGGTTGGTGTTGATGGCACTCGTGGCAATCGGTGCGCTCATGTAGAGCATCCGGCTGCGCTGACGCAGGGTGTCGGCGTTGTCGTGTATATCGCTGCTCGGCGAGTTGCTGTTGGGGAAGAATGCCCGCAGCGCGCGCCGCTTGTAGGATGCGCCCGCTTCGCTGTATCCGCTGGCTTGCGGTGCAGCAGTGACGTGGTATCTGACGCTCAAAAGTAATCGCCTCCGTAAATTTCAAACTAAGCGGGCTGGCTGGGGAAAGGAGTAAAAAGCAGCCAGCCCGCGGCAAAAGCCCAGATGGGCTGTTACCCTAAAAAATTACCAATCGCGCGGAATAACGGCAAATGCCTTGCGGGCACTCTGGCCGTTCAGCAGCGCAGTCAGTTCATCGACTTTTTCCTCAGCATCCTTGATTTCATCGCTCAATTTGCCGAGGTCGAGGCGTGTAAGTTCCCGGTCATCAAGACGGTAGCTTTTCACGCCGCCGGAAAGCAGCTTGCTGTAGGCCAAATACAGTTTGTCAAGCCGCTGCGTGTGGAACTCCAGCCGCTTTTTGATGGTCACGGTATTCATACCTCACACCTCACCAGTCATCTAAAAGTTTCTCCCGCTTCCTGCCGGTTGGCTGGGAGCGGGAGATGGGTTGTTGAATATTTACCGCTGCCGGGGTGTCGACTGCCTTGCCACGCAGCTGTTTCAGCCTGCGGTCAATGGCATCGAGATCTTTCGGCAGCACCTTGAAAGCCGCCAGAGCGTAGTTTCTACAGTCCAGCGCCTCGTTGCGCTCATGGCCGGAGATTTTCTCCCACTGCCACGGATTGCGATGGCCATCCTTGTACACCAAATGCTCAGACAGCAGGCCATTAAAATAGCCAAGGCCGTAATCATCCCGGCGCGGGAAGTGGCAGTACCTGGCACCCGGCTCCTGCACTTTCAAATCGTCCATGATGATTTGCTTGCCGGAGTCAACGCCCAACTGGTACTGCCAGCACATCCCGATGTAGCGGTTCTGCACCGTGATTTTTTGCTGCTTCGGAGGGCTGGTAAACGGCCTATCAGAGCCAGGAAAACCCTTGATGCAGAAAACCTTTTTGCCTATGCGGTCATGGCACCGCTGGCGTATTTCTTGGGTGAAATGACCGCCCTCGTCCACAAATTTGATGGACACAGGCAGTTCCACGCCATCAGCAAATTTCAGCTTGCGGTCAAACACCAGTTCGTCCAGCTGCTGCCAGACTTCATCGCTGTCAGGTCTGCCGCTGACGATGCCCTTTTCGATGCCCCATGTTTCCCCGAAGTGGCCGAAGCCCACGATCTCGTACTCCATGCGGTCATCCTGCGTGTCAACGCCAGCAGTCAGCACCAGAACACCCTCCGGCAGTTCTGCGGGATATTCCTCCCTGCGGCCCAGCATGGTATCCTCGTCCTGCACATCGCCACGGTCTTCCCAAAGTAGTCCAAGGCGGGTGTTGTAGACAACCTGCATCTTCTTGGTATCGCCCAAGGCGTTCAGGTATTTCAGTACGGTGTCTTTCCATGCCGCCCATTGGCTGACGAAGCTGTTCAGCCAGAAGCTGCGGATGCCGTTCTCATAGGCTGCCGGGTTTTCGGCCTGCCAGTGAGCGGGTGCCCGCTTCATGGTCACCTCGTCCGAAATGCAGCCGCACTCCGGGCAGAGATACCACACGTCCTTGACCTTGTAGGTTTTCTCGCCGTGGGTCTCAATGGTGTCGTAATCGTATCGAATATCTTCCCAGCGCAGTTCGTGGAAGTCCTTGCAGTGCGGGCACTGGGATACCCAGCGTTCCATTGTGCCCTTGACGTAGGACTTGGCAATGGCACTGTGTCCCTTGATGGTGGGGGTACTGACCTCCACAGCCTTTGCATTATAAAACGTGGTCTGTCTGGCCATTGCCAGTTCCCAAGGGTCGCCCTCAGTGCCGGCACTCGTAGCCCAGCGGTCACGTTCATCGCCCAGCACATAGCGGATGGGTTTCGATGCCAGAGCGTGAGCCTCTGTTGAGCCGCACATGGTCAGGATGCCGCCGGGGTAGCTCTTTTGCAGAATGGTGTTTCCGCTGTCTCGGCTCTTGCTCTCTGCCACCTTTGCCCGCAGGGTAGGGCAATCTCGTATCATGGGAGCGATACGCAGCTTGCTATACTCCTTGGCATCAGTCTGAACTGGGTGGATAAAAAGGATAGATCCGGGGTCAACGTCAATCGTTCTGCCGATGACGTTGTTTTCAAATTCGCTCTTGCCGACCTGCGAGGACGCTACGACAACGATGTGATGGACGCGAGGGTCAGAGTATGCGTCCATAATTTCCACCAGATAGGGCGTTCTGCTGTTGCGCCAGCGGCCTTGTTCAGCAGATGCTTCCGGGGACAGGACGCGGTTTTGAGCTGCCCACTCGCTGACCGTCACGTTGGGCGGCGGGCGAATAGCTGCCACCAGCTTCGACACCAGAGCATTCAGGCGGTCTACTGCGGCGTTGTCACTCATCCTCGTCACCGCCCAGTTTATCAGTCCACGACCGGCGTTCCCGAACGCGAGCCTCATACTTGGCCGGGTCATAGCGGAACAGAGCGATTTCCTCCGCAATCTGATTGACCTCGCCGCGCATATACTCTGCGACCTCAGCAGGGTCGGATAGAGCAGCAGCATTGATGGCCACCCGGCTGGGCAACGCCATCAGCGCACCCCGGATGGTGTAGATAAGTTCGGCGGTCATGGCAGCAACATCCTCGCTGCGGTGCATCTGCCCAGACAGCTCCTTGGCTTCTGCCTGTGCGATTTTGGCCTTGCTGGTCTTGAGTGTGGCCTCAGCCTTGGCCTTGACCCGCTCAATCTTCTTGGCCTCCTCCGCTTCTTCCTTGGTCAGTCCGCCACGGGAGATGCTGCCGATGTAGGCTTGCACGGCATCAGACAAGACGAACTTTCCCCGGCTGACGGTGGTAAGCACGCCATCCTGTGTCAGCTGCTGCACTCTGCGGCCTGTGATTCCCAGTATCAGAGCCAGTTCGGTGGTGGTCACGTTTCTGTCAGCAAGTCTTTCTTTTGTAGGCATCCAGAAACCACCTCCTTTTCTGGTAAAACTATCTGGAAAATTCCTTGAAATTCGTTATACAAAGCGTAACGAAATGGCTGATTTTTCCCTTACTAACTAGCACGATTTCGGGGTCGACGAGCCCGCTCATGGTAGGGTACCCCCGTCACAGTACCTTTTCAGCACCGAACGGCTGCTCCTGCCCGCTGTCGGGCGGGTGGAGCGCAGCTTCAACCATTGCAGGGTCATACACGAAGGTGAACTCCATGTCCTGCACAGGTACAGGCTTATTAACGTAGATGTCTACGACAGGCATTGTGATACGCTCCTCTCTCAGATGCTGCGGATGACCTTGGCCTTGGAGTATGTCGGATGGTCTTTGGTCATCATGTTCAGGAACTCGTCTTTGGTGAAGCCGGACAGACGGAAGATCTCTTCGGGCTTCATGCCCAGCTGCTTGCCGATCTCGTCCACGGTCTTGCCCTCGTCCATGAGCTTCTTCACGATGGCTTTCATAGGGTCGAGCAGGTGTGTGCCGCGGGCTCGGTTGTGTGTGATGGTGCCGTATACATCGGCACTCTCGTCACCGTGATGGTCTACGACTACGACAGGCACCTTGCCGCCCAGCAGGGACAGCAGCGGTTCGCGGCCTGATACTGTCCAGCGGTGGAAGCCGTCAATGATGGTTCCGTCCGGGCGTACCACGATGGGCAGCGTCCAGCCGTTGGTCAGGATGGACTGCACCAGCAGCTTCAGGTTCTCCTCACTGACCTTGTTGGGGTTGTAGTCGTTGGCGTGGATGGTGTTGCGGTCTACCCACTGGAGGGATGCCAGCGGTGCGAATACGTCAATGCTTTCCATGGTTCTGCTCCTCCTTGATGCGGGCGTTGTGGTCGTTGTAGATGGTGGTCCAGAGGATGCGCAGGATACGCATCTTGGGATCTCCGTACAGCAGCCCCTCGTACATGGTCTTGTAGTGCTTCTGTTCAGCGATACCATAGGTCTTTATGAACAGGCCTCGCCAGTGGTCGATGTGGGATAAGGTGTCCTTGGCGATGGTGTACCGCTCCGGGTGGAGGAACAGCAGGTCTTTGCAGAGGGCTTTATAATCCTTCTGTTCGGTATCTGCTTCCAGCTCACGCCGCTTGCGGGTGCTGCGCCGGAACATCTCGGAATCCCAGTAAAGCAGAACGAGGTAGGCGTTTGGCTCTCGCCGCTGGATACGCTCCCACAGGTCGTTGTCGGTTTCTGCAACCCACCGTAGACCTTGTGTGCTGGTATCTCCAAAGAAAGCACAAAGCCGGAGTGCATTTTTATGCACACCAGCTTCGTACAAACGCATATAGATTTCAGGGAATTCAAGGTTTCGCTCTTTGATGTACAGCCAAACATCGGAATCGGCCCAATCGTAGATGGGATAGAACTTGCCGCCTTTTGTGATACGTTCCATCTTGGTGTTGGCGATGCACTTAAAGCGGGTCAGACTTTCTGCCGTGCGCAGGCCGACCAGCTGAATGCCGTCGCGGAACGCCTTTTCGCAGAACGTCTGGTAGTTCATCTCTCCGGGGTGGTGCAGGTATGGGCTGTACCTGATGGCAAAATCGGGCGGGGTACGCATCCACACATCTTCTTTGCCTGGCTCCCATGTTATCCACGATTCTGACGCGGAAAGGTGGTCTATCACGCACACCTGCTTGAACGGCAAGCAAAACCACAGGAATTTCGCGCCGACCGACAGGAAGTTGCGCCGCCAGCGGTGTGCTGCATCGACCATGGATGGGTAAAGCCCTTCTTCGTCAATGAATGTCACCGTCAGCTGCTTGGGGTCGAGTTCGCCGGAGAGAATCATCTCATACACGAGGTTGGCCATGCACAGGCTGTCCTTGCCGGAGGAAAACGACAGATAGATTTTGCAGCCGTTTGCGAACACATTGCGAATACGGATTTTCGCCGCTTGCAGCACGTTCATGCTGCTTTCCACTACTTTCACAGGCATATCAGTTCACCACACTTCGGGCAACGGATGCACCTGTGCTGCTCCACGCCGCTGTCCGCCTCTGGAGCAGCTGTTTGCGGTTCAGAAGGTGTAGACACCTCCAGCACTGTGGAGGGCTGCTGCGGGGCAGCGGAGACGGTAGGAGCAGGCTGCGGGGCGGGAGCCACCGGGTAGGTCGGTGTTTCGGCATACGGAACGTGTTCCTCTGCCTGATGGCGGCTGATGGGTGCGATCTCGTTTTCCGGGAAATCGCCGTAGGAACTGATTACTTCATCAGCTTCATCCGTGGTGCTGTTCAGCATTTCCAGCAGGTCAGCATCCCAGCCCGGAACGTCCACATCGCCGTCCAGTTCCTTGACCAGTTCTTCGATGGCATCCACATCGGTAAAGCCGAGTTCATAGACCTTGTTGTCGGCCATCATCAGCTTTTTCTTCTGCACATCGGTCAGCCCGACCATCACATAACAGTCGCAGGTTTCCCGACCCATGCGGAGCAGGGCTTCGTACAGACCGTTGCCGGCAATGATTTCGCCATCCTCGGCAACGACCAGCGGCTTCACCTGACCGAACATCTCAATGCTGCGGATGTACTCGGTGATTTGCTTGTCGGAGTGCCGGCGGATGTTGTGGGCAGGCTTATGCAGCTCTGCCAGCTTCTTTACCGTGATGTTCATCGTGCGGCCTCCTTCCTGTCAGAAACGAGGTCCAGAACGATGGAGAACAGGACGGCGGCTACGACAACGTAGATGCGGATCGTGCTCATCAGCTGCCAGATGCCCATAACGCCAAGCGGAATCAGGATCTGCCACGAGGCCACGGTGAGAACATCCAGTGCGAAGCCAAACTTCTTGCCGAAAACCAGATATTCGCAGTAGAGATAGGTAGACAGCGAGGAAATGGCGATGACCGTAATCAAAATAGCTTTCATTACGTTCAGCACCGGGCTGAAGCGCACCCACGTGAGCAGCGCAGCCAGCACCATGTAGATGCCAAACATCACGCCCGCCAGCACGAAGGCATTTTTCATGTTGCCGCGCTTGGTGCCGTCCGCATTTTCATCGTTGTACTCAAACAGCGAATAGTAATACGGGCAAGCAAATGGGCCGGGCAGCAGAAGTAAGCCGTTGTACACGCCAGCCTTAATGCCAGCGGCGTTTACACCGGGGTCGATGACGGTGAACGTGCCGCCAGTGTACACCATAGCAGCAGCCACTACTACGGCCAGCAGGCCATAAACGACCACCCATGAAAAGCCATCGGATAGCACGTTGCGAATCATGCCATCTTTGAGCAACACAATCAGGAACGCCACACAGGTGACGTACACGATAATCATGCCGCCCTTGGTTCCAATGGGTGTATCGCCAAAGATCTCGTAGATGCCGCTCATCTGAGTCCACGTCTGACACAGCGTCAGCAGACCGATGAAGTAGAACATCACCTTGCTCTGCATGATGCGCCGAATGGACGGAACACGGTCAGCGAACAAACCGAACGTGATACATGCCAGTGAATTGAACACTGCCCAGATGATTGCCGGAACTGCTCCGTATCGCAATGCAATGGTGCGGAAGTTCATCAAGCTGCCTACTCCTGCCCACGATGCAACGATGGAGCAGGCGTAGAAAATAGTGGGACTTGCCTTGAATTTCGCCTTGATTTTCTGATACATGGAAAAATCTCCTTCTTTTCGGCTGGACACGGCGAAATGTCCAGCTTGCAGCACCTCAGCTTTTCGGGGTGCTGCGGTAATGCCACACGCAAAGGAGAGCAGCGTGCGGCTCGGAATCCTCCTTTCAGGTATAAAAATAGCGGCACCCGCCATTTCTGGCAGGCACCGCTTGGCTTGATTCGGATTTTGCATTCTAATCATATCACCGGGAGCATCCGTTGTCATCTGAATCCATATCAAAGCGTTGCTGGTCGTTGCTGCTCGTTGATTTCCGTTCTTCTTCGTTGCTGGTCGTTCTTGTTTATTGCACGGCATTACACGCCGTGTGAAACCGTCCTACACCGTCCATCACCGTGTGAAACAATCTGCATTGATTTTTGATATTTTCAGTTTGAATTTAACTTTTGGCAGCCAAAATGTAAAACTCATTTCTATATTTGGCCGTATTTTATGAAAATTTGAGGTTGAATTTGAGTTTTCGGGCAAAAATAAAAAGCCCCGCAAATGCAGGGCTTATCGGTCAATGTGATTCGAGGTAGTTGTAGGCCATCCGGCTGACCCCGGCTTCCGTGTAGCACTTTCCGAGTGCTCCGGCAACTTCTGCCCACGAGTAGCAGCGGACAAACCGCAGCCGGAAAATCAGATAAAGCCGGGCATCCATGATGCTCTTGCAGTACGCCTCGACCTTGGGCTTTTCTTCCGCTGCCTGTTCCTCCAACCAGCGGACACGTTCATCCATGTCAGCCAGTTCCACAGCCAGATCCGCCACCTTGTCCCGAACACCGGGCGTATGTGGCATACCCGTCAGCTGTGGGGAGGCAGGATTGATTTTCTGCCGAAGATTCTCCAAGGCCTCACGGTCTTTTTCGAGGGTCATCTGAATGTCATAATACTTGGACAATTCCTGTAGTGTCACAGCCTACCTCCGTCATAATTCAGCTGCCGTTTTGCAACGGTGCTTCTGTTATTTTATCACATTTTGCCGTTGGAAGATAGACAGGAAACCCAGAAATTATGTGGTCCGCTCCAATTTTGCACAATCCCGGCACCTCATAGGTCTGACCGTTTGAATCAGTGCGCTGGATAGGTGGGTCGAGTGGTATGTAGTTCTCACAAGACAGGCAGTTCATTCTTCCACCTTCTCGATTTTCGGGTACGGCTCTCTGCCCAGCGGAACAGGCCCGTGGGAGCGATATGTGGTGCCGGGTGCCTCTTTTTTTCCCTCTGGCGCATCAAGCCACTGCTGATGCTCGATGGCGTGGACGAGGTCAATGCACGTTCCCCACGAATCGTGCTGCCGCTCCCGGTTGCCGAACGGCGGAAATGCCATCTGGTAGCCCAGATTGAACATTTTCTCGACGCTCCGGCTGCGCTCATTGTACACGCCGAACTTGTACTGGTCCTCATACAGCTTGCCGCGGTCTTTTCCCTCATAAACGAGGTCTTCGGAAAGGGTTTCAAACTGGCCCATGCGGATCCGCATATATTCCTCCACAGCCAGACCGATGATTCGGAGGGATTCTTCGGAGATTTCAATGCGATACTTCATTTTTCCTCCTTAATGTCAACGTCAATATTCAACGTCGGCACCATTCTCTTAATCACGAATTGATAACCGCTATGATCTATTTTGATGACTGAAACATCTATTAGTTCCGGGCTTATACCATACACAGCACAAATGTGTTGTTTTATCTGTAATTTAAGATGGTCGAAGCCTTTATCGGTTAAGTAATTATTTTCATAATGCCGATTCAGGAATTCATCTTGAATGGAATCGAGAACACGGCGGATTTCGATGTTCACGTTACTTCCCACTTTCTTTTTCCTCATATTCGCCGGAAAACACCAACGCCATTGCCTCGCAGATGATTGTCACCTTGACCCGTTCAAGGTTTTCCCATGACAGGTCTTTCGGCCTGTCCTTGCGCTGCCCGGCGGTCTTCTGCATCAGCATCTGACGCAGTTCCATGCAGGCCTCTTTGAGAGCCGGGTAGTTGGCTTTCAGCCCGCCCATCTGCATAAAGCTCCACATGGTATCCAGCATCGGATTTTCCCATGGTTCAGGCTTTACCATCGGCAACCTCCATTTCCTGCACATAGCACCAGCTTTGGGGCGAGCGATAAATAGAGCACCCTTCAATTTTGCAAGTCGGTGGAATCATGTAGTGATAAGACGGTTCATAGTTTTCACAACGCCAATTTCCGCAAACACAATTTGATCTGCCCATTCCAAAAAAGCCAAATCGTGAAAACTCGTCAAGATTTCTTGGCTTATCGTAAATCTTGAGGTCTGAGATGTGCCATCCATACAAGTCTTTCAAGTCTGCATAACTCATCCCGGACTTCCATCCGGCATAGTCTTTGACTTGCGGTACTGTGAGACAGCTTCCAGCAATTGCAGATTCGATATCCTCTTTGACGACGCAGAGCTCTGGGCCGATGCGCCGGATGTCATCACAGGTAAACTCCCCAATAACCATCTGGGTCTTATCACGAACACTATCCGGCAGGTACTTATCACACTTCAAAAATACAGGCTTTCCGTGGTGGATTTCTCCGTCCACCGTTTCTTCGCCATCCTTGAAAATGGTGATGAGGTGCTGCGGAGCTTTTGTGCAGTAGATGTACGCCGTAAACGGCGTTTCCAGCTTCGGGCGGGTCTTGCGCACTTCAACGGTCTTTTCGCCACTGAGAATCTTCTTGCACCAGTCAGGCTGGATACTGATAAGAACAGCCTTGCTCATTTTACCACCTCCGGCGGCTCCAGCAGCGGAGCCCAGAACTTCACAGCACCATAGGGCGTATCTGCCGCTGGGCGGCCATCCTCGATGTACCACTTGCCGTTTTCAATCCAGCCCTTCATGGTGTTCCGGCTTTCGCAGCAAACCCACACAAGTTCGCTCATGATGCAGCAGTGCTTTTCTCCCGCATTCTCCCAGCTTTCATCGTGGACAGGCGGCGGGGTTTTGGCATCGTGCCACGATACGCGGCGAATAAAGTCAACGACCATGCGGGACGCTTCTTTCAGCTTTTGAGCAGTCTGTTCCTTACCCTTGAACCCACCGTAATACTCGACCTCTGCCAGAGCGTCCATGTCGGTTTCCGGGTCGATAAAGCGCAGTGCTTCTTCCAACGTCATTTTAGTTCCTCCTTCTTCAGGCAGATCCACGGATACTCGCTATGCTTGAGGCCATGAATGTACCGCATTCGTGCCTGAATGCAGCGACCATATTCGGAGCAGCCAGTGCAGAATGGCTCCCGGTTGTAGAGCATCTTGGAAACATCCTGATACGGTGGAATATGAGAAGACGGCGTTGTCTGCGCAAACTCCTTGGCGAAGTAGAATTCCACCTCGTCGGCTTCTTCCTTCCGGCTGATCTGCCCGGAAACATCGATTGCGATAAGCGCGATGGACAGCAGCACCGCGATGCCGATGCCGACAGGAATTACAATTGCCCAGTTCATTCTGTGTACCTCCGTGTGTCCTTGTTCCAGCGCAGCGTGATGGGGTTGCCGCACTTGCAGGGCACTGTAAATTCCTGTTCCGCAATGTTGGTCTTGCCCTTGGCGTGGAACTCGCAACAGCTGCATTGGAACTCATACGGCGCAAGGCCACTCTCCAGCGAGATCGTAGCGCCGCAGCGACAGCCGAGGGACATCTGCGGAACGTGGAGGTATGTACCGAACTCCTTGCCGCAGCAGGGGCAGCACAGGCGCAGCAGCCCCCGTGCGCCGGGCTCCGGCGGGTGATTACTCTTTCTCATAGTTGGTTCCTTTCTCGGTCTGAAACCGAATTACTTCCCGGAACAGCAACTCATTGTTGTGTTCCGATTCAGTCATAAAGTTGATGTACTCCCGGAACAGCTGGCGGTCATGCTGCTGCCGGCTGGTTTCGCCCAGCAGGGCACCGATAGCCACGCCCACGGCCAGCAGCGCAATGTTGATGAAGATCTGATCAGGCATTGTCATCACCCAGCACTTTCTCGATGAGGTCAAAGACCATTTCTCGGTCTTCGGTGGTCAGAAAGTCAGCCGCCATGATTTCAAACTTGAGGCGGTCAGCGTATTCTTTCAGGTCATCCATGGTTTACTCCTCTCCCAGCCGGGCAAGGATCTCGTCGCCCTTGTCCAGCAGTTCATCTCGCCGCTTTTTCTGCTCGGCCTCCAGCTTTTCCATTTCAGCCTGATACTTTTTCAGCGTTCCCGGCCGGAAATGCTTGCTCTGCCCCATACGGATTTTTGCGGCAATTTTCTTGTGCCGTTCAACGGTCTGGCGCAGTTCAGTGTCCGTGGTCAGAATCTGGTAGCGATGGTGACAGCCGGGGCAGGTGAAATACTGCACCATGTAATCGCCGCTCCATGTACTGCGGATGCCGGCTGTCTGGATGCTGAACGGTGTGCCGCAGCGGTCACACTTTACAAGGTCGGTCATTCGCCATACTCCTTTCTGCACAGCTGGGATGCATTGCAGTGGTCATCACAGGTCTTGCAGCACTTGTCGCATCCGGGATGTGCCGCCTTGCAACGTTCGCAGGGCACATCTGCCTTTTTAGGGGCATTGGTGGAAAAGATGGCATGGGTTCCGTTCTGTAACGCCTTTTCTTCGTCAGACATTTCATAGCCCAAAGCTACCAGCAGAGTGTAAATAGCGTCGAGACTGCCATTTTCCTCCCAGCCGTACCCGCCGCTCTGGCAGTCGGGTTTCCAGACCCAGCCCCAGTATCCGTTGCTGCCATCGTCAGCGGCCGAATAGGCCAAGGAGAGCAGTGCCTTTTCCGGCCGGTCGTTGAACACCGAAACGCTTTCCAGATAATCAAGCAGGTCAATGCTGTCCGTTTCCGGTGGAGCAATGCCCAGCAGCTTGATTGTCAACTCGCCATCGTAATTTGAATCGAACGCATCCACGGCAAAGCGGACGATTTCGCCCAGATGCTTTTTGCACTCTGCCGTGGAAAGCTGCGTCACAAAGTCCCGGCGCAGTTCAAACATATAGTTTGTGAGGGCGGAAAGTTGGTCCTTATAGAGCTGTTCCTGCTGCCGCTTTTCCTCTCGCTTAGCCGTTTCCGCATTCTCTTTTCCCAAATCACGCTCTTTGTAGAGGTCAATCTGGTTTTGGCTGACCTTGTAGCAGTACGCTACGCTATCGGCATCGTCCGGCACTTCAACGTCCTTGCTAGTGTTCCAATATCCGTACCCAGCAACGTGCGCGTGAGTGCTGTAATTGGCATCAGGATTTTCCACTGCAAATTGGCGAAGCTGCTCAATCCATTCAGCCTTTCTGTGCTGGTATTTCTGGTCAGACAAGGCGTTCTGCATCTCACGGTTAAAATTAGCTGTGCCGAGGGTTTCCAACACCTTGTTCCGGGCATCCAGATCTTCGATTTTGTTGAGTTCAACAAAATCGGAAAGGGTTGCGCCACGCTGCTCTGCCTTTTTGAAGCTGTCGCGGTTCAGTTCCAGCAGCTTGATGCGCCGCCGGATAGTTGACTGGGAGAACCCCGACTTGTCGGAGATCTGCTCCACTGTCTGCCCGAAGTCCATCATCATCTGGAAGCCCTGCGCCTGTTCGTAGACGGTGAGGTCTGACCGCTGCATATTCTCAATCATCATGGTCTGCATCTGCTCCCGCTCGTCCATCTCCACGATGGCGCAGGGCAGTTCGTACAGTCCTGCCTGCTGCGCTGCTGCTGCTCGGCGGTGGCCGATGATGATGGTGTAGTCCTCACTGGACCACACAGCCTTGGGTGTCCATGCTGCCGCTGCTGCGGCTGTATCCCCGCCCTCGTCAACGCACTTTGCGATGTACTCCCGGCTGTTGAGGTAGTGGCCGGGGATTACGGTCAAGTTCTGGTACACGCCGTTTTCCTTGATGCTGGCGGCAAGTTCGGACAGGTCGCCCAGTTCCTTGCGGGGGTTATCGGGGTGAGGGTACAACTGCCGGATAGGGATGTAAGTAATGTCTGCCATAGGGATACTCCTTTCTTATTTCGGGTTAGAAAAACGTGAGCTGCCCGGTTTTGGTTTCGTTAAGGGGCTCGTTTTCCGGGGCTTTAGGCTCATTTTTGATAGATTTTTGCAAATTTGCGGGTTTAATATCGGTTTTTTCGATTTTTGCCGGTTCGCCTTTCGGTTCAAACAGCAGGTTCATCTGCGCTATCTGGCGGCGCATATACCACACATCGGTTGAGAAAAGCGGCATATACCAGATGCGGTTTTGCGGTCCTGCGGGCAGCAATCCGCGGCTGTCGTAGGCCGTTGCTGGGTTCACGAGTGTGTCACCGATGACTACATATCCAGCGCAGCCCATGAAGCTGCACTGGATGTAGCACATCAGCCCAACGATGAAGTCAATGTCTTGGGCAATGACAAGGACTTTGTTGTGGTAGCAGATATTCCGTCTTTTGCAGACGTTCAAAAAGGCAAGCAGCGTGGCCCCAGCACCACAGGCCGGGTCAGATACCGAGATGAATCCCTCCATGTCCGGGTGCAGCTTCGGGTCGAACGTAATCTCGTCCATGCAGCGGCACACATCGTAGGGAGTGAAGAACTGCCCGGCGTGCGAGTTGCCCAACTCGCACATCATGTACAGCGAACCGAGGAAGTCTTGGTCAGGATTCTGCTCCATACCCATGATTACCTCGCCCAGCATTTCAGCCATGCCCTCCCGCTCCTTGGCGGAGTATTTGGAAACGATGGTCTGATACATCTTGGTGCGCTCTGGGGCATTTACCTTGTCCGTGCTGTTCGAGATCTCGATGGCCGTCAGGGTGACGAAGTCCTCCCAAATCTCCCAGCGGCTGTGCTTTCCAGTCAGGCTATTGAAGATTTTGAGGAAGTTCTTCTGGTGGTCATCCCGGATGCTGTGGGTCACTGCTGCCTTTGCCATAGGTTACTCCTCCTCGCTGTCAGCAGCGGCGATGGTATAGTGGCCGTTGGAGAAATCAATCACACCAGCGGATTCCATATTATCCAGCAGCGCAATGGCCCTTTCTGCGGTTACGCCCATCTGCTGCTCCAGCATGGCCTGCGTAACGCCGCCGTTCTGCCGGGCAATCTCGGTGGCCTTGGTCAGTTCATCGGCTGCGGGTTCCTCCGCATCGTCCAGTTCCTCGGCATCAACTTCTTCCAGCGGTTCGGCCTCCCCGGGGAGATTCGAAGAATCAGGCTCATTTTCCCGGGGCGCATCCTGCTGCCCACCGGATTCCGGAATATCCGGCATTTTGTAGCCGAGAGCTGCCAGCTTTCCACCCTCGACCAAATCCCGGAAGAAGAACTGGAGCCAGAGGTAGTGCATGTTCTTGAAGATGTTCTTGATTTTGTTGAACAGGGTGTCGGAGATGGTGAACGTCTTGCTCATGCGGTAGGTCAGGTTCCCATCCTTGACGGTGAACAGGATGGATGCACCCGGCGAGATGTAGTTGTCCTCGGATGCCTCCTCCAGCATCGACATCTGTTCACCAACGCCGCCCAACGGACGGATAACCAGCTTGATGGGGTATGCGTTCTTGATGAACACATAACTCAGGTTGTTGGCCTCGCAGATGCCCTTGAGTTTTTCACGGTAGACCGCGAAACGTGCGGATTCAGACAGAGAATTATCCATGATGAAGCTCCTTTCAAGTAGCTTTTAAGTAGTCGAAAATTTGTAGTCGTTCTCCCGGTTCTCGATGGCGGTCAGGCCAAGTGCGTAGGCTGCCCACACATCGGCCTTAAAGCCATAGAAGAAATCCGGCTTTTTCTTTGTGCCCTTGCCGTTTTTCAGGTCATGGACTGCAAATCGGTCAATCAACGCCCGCCGGATGGCGGTATCGTTGGCTCTGCTGTCGTGGCAAATGTGCTTTTTCTCCTCGATGCGGCACAGCATTCGCACCGGGCATTGGTCGGAAAGAACTTGGTAAAAGCGGCCGATCCAGACCGTAGTGTCGAAAACGTCCCGACCAACCGACATTCCGTAGGAGGCCACCATCTCGATGACCGCCCACCGCCAGCCCTGCGCCCCGGCAGAGGAAAGCTTTTGCAGCAGCTCTGCATTGTCGATTTTTCCGAATTCCAGAGGGCGCAGGGTATTGCGATCAATCACGCAGTAGCCAGACTGGGTGTTGCCGGGGTCGATAGCGATAATCGGACAGGTACTCACAGGTACGACCTCCCAAACTCTTGGATGAACCGCGCCTCTGGCCAGCCGTAATACTCCATGGCCTTTTTCTGCGCCCACTTTTTTAAGCGGAGATCGGCCTCTCTATTTGTATGTACGGCAGTCACGCCGTTCTGGTGGCACCAAGGGCAGAGGTTTGCCCACAGGCCAAGCCGCTTGCTCTTATCCCGGTACGGTCCGAAAAAGACTTCGTGCCGGGCGGTGCGATACCGCCCGCAAATCAGACAGGTGGTGCTCTTGCTGAGGATGCTGGGCGCATAGCCATTGCTGTCCAGCTTCTCGCCGTATTCATTTTGTGCCATATCAACGTCTCCTCCTACGCTCAAAAGACTGCTGGGAAACCTGCTGCATAATCTGCTGAACCTTGTCCTGCACACCCTGCTCGGCCAGTACATTGACGGGCTGCGTAGTAGCTGCGATACGCCCAAGGGTCTGTGCCCGGACACGCTTGATGAAATTCAGCTGCTGCTTACGGAACTCCTTGTCCACTTCCGCAGCGTCCTTGCTGCCATCAATATCAGAAACTTCCATTTCCGGGGCTTGCATAGCCTCCGCAGCGCAGCGGCGCAGCTTTTCCATCGCAACGTCCAGACCATCCTCATGCCCCCACTTGTTCAGCTGCTCATAGTTGGCATGGCTTTCCTTGCGCAGCCGTTCCAAGCGGTCTGGACCATAGTGCAGCACATCAATAACCGCCTTGGCGTAAACCTGCCAAGCAATTTTGGCAGCCCTGTCGCCAGCAATGCGGTACTGCTGCTCTTTGCGTCCACGAGGCAATCTCACCATCGGGATTCGGTAGTCGGAAGAAACATATCCAGCCAACCAGCTTTCTCGGATGGCCTCAGCCTTGTCCTTGGAGGGTCTGCCGTAGGCATCCGGGGTCATAATGACTTCGGTGTTCTGGTTCTCCAACTCGTCAATTCTAGCTTTAATGCGCTCCAGTCTGGTCTTGCCGACACCGAACTCCTGATGCAGCGCAATGGTGGTGCACAAACCCACGATTTGTCCGACCGCCTGTCTGGTGTCGTCCATTTCGGTCTCAAACGGCTTTTTCACGGTTCAATACCTCCCGAAATAATCCAGACCCGGCGGGAGCCCCATCCAGACCAGCTTAGAGCCTCTGCATGGGTGTTTACCGCCACATCTATCTTGTTACCTTTTACCGCGCCGCCAGTGTCCTGAACGACCCGGAGGCCTACGCCCTCGATATAGACCACTGTGCCGTATGGCAGAACGCTGGTGTCAGCAGCTACGGTCACACCCGGCTGCACCTTCGCGCCGCTGGATGTGATGCCGTGCCCCTCGCCACAGATGTGGGCGTATTCCTCGGAACAATAGGCTGTGCAGCTGAACGCCCCGGCGTATGTAAGGGTCAAATCGGTCTGGGCGTTCAGTTCTGCGGTCAGCTTGTCTACCTCGGTTTGGAGTTGGTCAATGGTTTCATCACGTTCTCCGGCCATGCGCTCCCAGTTGGATGACTTGCTGGCGTAGATATCCCGCTCGGTTTCCAGATCGTTCACCCGCCGGGAGTAGGCCGTGCTTGTGAGGATGCAGCCAACCATCGCACACGAAACGCACACGATCAGGCTGCGGGATGGTCTTTTCGACCTCATGCCGTGCCACCTCCAATCTGTGCCGGGGCTGTCCCGCCGGGCAGAGCCGGGGGCTGCAAACTCTCAACCGGGGCATCCTGCACAGCCCGGTCAAAGCCCGGACGGACGAACTGGCGCAGATCCGCGCTGCTGCGGCTGCTGAAAATCTCTGACAGGTCTGCCGGGGAGCCAGCCCACCGCTGCACCACCATCGGGAGGGCGGCGAAGATTTTCGCGTTTTCCTTTTTGAAATCTTCGCCTTTCAGCTTGCGCCCATCGGGGGCAATGAAGCCGCCGTGGGTCTGGTAGTACAGATTTGCCTCGATTTTCCGGGCAGCTGCCGCAGCCTGCGTCCAAAGGTCATTTGCCGAGGGCTGCTGGGCAGACAGCAGCTTTTTGATTTCAGCGCACCAGTCCACAATCAGCTGGTTCTGGAATCTGCACTGTGTAAAGGCCGTATACAGAGCCTTTTCCACAATCTCGTCCGGGATGGTGCCAAACGCCCGGATGTAGATTTGCGTGTCAGCCCTGCGCTCATCCTTGCTGCGGATCCGGCCATAGTGGTTATCAATTACCACCAGCAGCTCAAGCAGCTTTTTATCTGTCATGTTGAGCCTCCTAAAAGTTCTCCGAAAATTTCATCGTAGTCATCGGCAGCGGAACGCTTGGGCTGCTGACCCGCCGGGGGCTTGCGCCGCTGGTCGCGGGCTTGCACATCACCAAGGGTTTTCACGCCCTCGTTTTTCCATGCCTTCAAAATGCCGTTGATGTAGTTCCACTTGCGAACGCCGGACAGAGCAGCCTTTTTGATAGCCAGCAGAATGAGGTCATCCGCGAAAACCTCCCGCCAGCCTATCAGGGCATCCTTTGCAGCCGGGGGAAAGCTGCCGATGTTCTCCTCGTAAGAGCCGATGATCTCCGCCAGTCCGGCATCTACAGCTGGACTACCGTTATCTCTTACTCTTACTCTGTTCTCTATCTCTTTATCTTTATCTTTCTCTATCTCTTTCTCTGTATGGACATTGTCCACATTGTTGTCCTCGTTGTTGTCTGCACCTTTAACGGGGATTTGTCTGCGCCGATTCTCACGTTGGAGACGTTTTTGCGCCGAATAATCCGTTTCGCTTCCAACAATATCTGAATAGTTGGAGATAGTCAGTATCCCGTCAGGACTTTCAAAAATCAGGCCAATCTGTTTATAGACGCTCAAGGCCACACGAACAGTTGACAGAGGGAACCATTTGCATTCCCGCTGAATTTTTTCAGCATCGTAAGGAATGAGCATCTCTCCGATTTGAGAAACCAGACAACCGCCCGTGTTGATGGTCTTGAGACATAACATCTGATAGAGAACAACGTAATTGGCACCGTCCGGCTGGCTCATAAGATAGTCAATCTCGTCCGAGGACATGAAGCTATCTTTGAGTTTTATCCAGTAAAACCTCTTGCCAGTTGCCATTATCAGACCTCCTTAGAACGGCAAGTCGTCCGTGTCGTTGATTTCGGAGAAATCATCGGCATTACCCTGCGAGTAACTGGGCTGTACAGCTTCTGGAGCAGCTTCTGCGCTCTGCCACTGCTGCCGCTGGTTCTGGGTGTTGAAGCCCATCTGCTGCGGCTGCTGATAGCCAGGCGGCGGTGCCTCACCGCCATCATCCACTCGCTGCTCCGTCTTGGGGCCGCAAAAGTGAATCTTCTGGACCACAAACTCGGTGGCGGTGCGTTTCTGGCCATTCTTGTCCTCGTAGGAGCGGGTCTGGCACTGGCACTCCACAAGAGCCGTGCTGCCCTTGCGGAAATACTGGCAAACGAACTCTGCCGTTTTACGCCATGCCACGAAATTCAGCCAATCGGTAGCCCGCCGGCCATCCTGACCGACATTGTCCCGGTCAACGGCCATGCGAAAGCTGGCGACTGTCAGGCCGCTCTGTGTGGTCCGCATTTCAGGATCGGCAGCGAAGCGGCCCTGAAATATGCAATTATTCAGCATGCGCATCCTCCTGCCTGACGTTGCAAAATGCGTTCCGCATCTCCTGCACGAAAGTGCCAGTGCCGTAAGCATCACCGTTTGCGTTCTTCTGGTAGATGATGGCGAGCTCGGTCTGTGCCCGAAGCAAGTCCTTGTACTCCTCAACCGGGATAGCGATGGTCTGAACGTTCAAAGCTTCCATAACTGGTTCCTTTCTTCTCGCATGATGCGAACCACTTTGCGGCACTGGTCCACATCGAACATTCCAATATGCGTAAATTCAATCGGGGTGCCCATCTTCTCGGACAGCCAGCGGTAGGCCTCATTCCGGCGGCCACGGTAGGGACCGTATTTCCAGAGCGGGTCAAATGCTGCATGAGCTGCCTTTTTCCAGTTGCGCAACTCCGAGTTTGCCAAGCGGCCAAGGGGTTTGTCAGACCCCTTGTGTACGCCGACATAGGCACCGCAGCGAGGGCAGAGGTAAATCATGCCGAAGCTGTGGCCGTGGTAAACCACCGAACTGTCTACGAAGTCTGCGGGCGTTCCGCAGTAGTCGCAGATGACGATTCGGCCTTTCATCGTGACCATTCCTCCTTGTACCGGGCCAACTGCTCCGGGGTATCCGTCTCGATACCCAGAGCCTTGGCTTCATCAATCGCACCGTCAATCAGGTGTGAAAATTCTTTCGTGTCCATCTTGCGGGTGTCCTTGTAAACCAAGTAGCAGTTGAACAATTTTCCGTCCTCTTCCCGCACATCAAAGCAGCGGGTGTATTCGTAGAGGTCGTGAACATCCACGCTGGCCGGAAGTTTGAAGCCCACGGTGCAGCCATCCTTATCTCTCGCAACCGTGCCGTAGGCCACAACCAGCCGCTCTTTCACAAGGTCGTCCGATTCGCCAGTTTCGGCGGCGATCTTGTTGACCAGAACATGGAAGTAGGCGTTTGCACTGTGGCTGCGCTTTTCCCTGTGCTTTTTGACTTCCACATCCAGAATCGGCTCCAGATGCAGCTTGTCCCAGATTTCCCGGAAGTCGCCGTTGAGTTCCAACGTGACACGCTGTTTTCCACCGAGGGTAAAAGCCATGTCCACCAGCCGCCCGGTCATGTGGTATCCTCCTTGTCCTGATGGCAGTGCATATAGATGTACGCGCTGTTTGCTCCCATGTTGGCATAGAGCCAATCATTGATTTTTGCCACGCTCATGTGGTCACGCAAGACACGTTTTTCGTAGATATACTCACCAGTCAGCTTTTTTTCGGCGATTTTCGCCTGAATCTCCTCGTCCTCGTAGTTGGCTTCGACCATGTAGAGGTCATAGTTCGGAGCAGCTATACCGTTCAGATTGTTCATGTCGGTGCAGTAGAACAGCTTTCCGGCGGGGAGCCAGACCTTCCATCCGCAGTTCGGAACATTGTGCTTCACCATGTTCGGAATGACATTGCAGATGCCGTAACCGTACATAGTTCCCGGTGTCAAAACATCAATCTGGGAAATTGGCACCCCTGCATCTACCAGCGGTTTGCACAACCAGTCGCAGCAGGCGAATCGCAGTGTTGGGCGATTGGATGCCAGTAGTCGAAGCGTTGACGGCTGGAAGTGGTCACAGTGGATGTGGGTCAAGAGAACCAGCTTCAGAGTTTTCCATTCTGCGGCCAAAGCCTTGAACGGAACACCACAGTCAATCAGAATCTCATGCTCAATCACCACGGCGTTTCCCTTGCTGCCTGTTGCGATGATGTTGTAGCCGATCATAACGAGCTGAGGTCAACAACCTCTTCGACGGCAGTGGGCTCGCCCTGCGAAATATCACCGTGCGGCAAGGCCTGCCCTGCGTCCACTTCGGGCTTTCCAGTATGAAGTTCTGGCTGCTCCTGTGCGTCAGACACGACCTCCTGCGTAGTAAGGATTTCGCCATTATCTGCTACCGCTGCCACGGCATTATCGCTTTCCAAAGCCTTGGTCATTTCGATGCTCATAACACCCCAGCGAGAAATAAGCTGTCGAAGCATGGTTTTCTTTGCCATGTCATCGAACGACTTATACCAAAAGGACGAATACTTCCACATTTCGCTCTCCGGGATTTTGCCAGCCAGCAATTCCTCGTACTTCTGCCGACTGAACGCCTTGGAGTAGGTATCTGCGTGGTTCATCATTTTTTCCTTGGACCAGTACAGCACCTTGCGGAAACCGTTCATGTACTCAAAGTAAGCCATGTAGCCAACGGTAGGCAGCGCATCTCGCTGATCATCGTCCTCGATGAACTGGAACTTGGGTTTGCCGGTCATCGAATCTTTGCCAAGATACTCGCCCTGCTTAATCTCGGTAACATCGAGATCCGCATACTGGCCGCTTCTCAGCGCCAGCTGGATGTAGCCCTTATAGCCCAGAACAAACTGTGCCGTGACACTCTCCGGGCGGATCAGCCTGTTGTTGCGGTCATACTTGGCTTTCTGCTTGAAAGGCACGAGGTAGTACTGCCCCAGCTGAGGGGACGGGCTGAGGTTCAGGCTTTCGCCCAGCAGGGCACCTGCCAGAATCGTGCCGGCATCGCACTCCTGCAAAGCCGGATTGACCGCGACTGCCGAGGTGATGCTTGCCGTAAAGCGGCGAACGCGGGCGGGGTCGCGCAGGGTGTTGGCAATCAAAGACTGATAGCCCTTAGTGGTTATCGCCACAGAGAACTTAGGCTTCTGCTGCGCTTGCAGCTGGTTGTTATACGTTGCCATATTCAATACCTTCCTTTTCAAGATAATTTTTCAGACCGATAAGCTGCGCCTTAGTGCCTTTTGCGTAGAAGCGGGTCATCAGAATGGGCTCCGGTTTGGGCTGCAAGGCCGGTTCGACATCGGGCTGCACGGGCATTTCCGGGTCTACTGAAATTTCCTGCGCCGGTTCAGGCTGCGTCTGGGCTGCTGCTGCAGCTGCGGCGCGAACTTTTTCTGCCGCAGCTTCACGTTCTGCCTGCCTGATACGGCGTTCTTCTTCCCGCCGCCGCTGTTCCTCCAGAGCCTTGTGACGATTGTCCACCGTCTTAATCGCACCGGGCAAATCGAGATTTTTTCGGTACTCCACCATAATTTCAGCAGAGTTTTCCATTGCCGTGATAGCTGCAATATCAGCTACGATGCCATCCACAAATGCCTTTGCCTGTTTTTTTAAGGAAGTCAGGCTGTCGCTCATATTGACTTTCGGGCGGTAGTTCAGATCATCCATCCAGTCAATGTCGGCAGCTTTCACCAGTTCATCGTAGTAGCCCATAACGGCATCTGTCTTTTGGGCTACAATGCCGGAGGTTACATCTGTGATCTTCTGCTTCAACTCGGCATCTGCTTTCTGGAACGGCTCTGTTATGCACTCCCGGTAGACCTGTTCAAAAGCCTCATAGGGTTCGAGGATTTTGTTCTTGACCGCAATGCGCTGGGCTTCGTACTCCTTAAATTCCTTCGTCAACTGTGCGCGGGCATCCTTGACGCTTTTATAGGTCTGCTCGGTGCAAACCAGTGAGAGAGCTTCGGTTGTGCGCTGCTCAATGTCAGCCTTTACGCTATGCAGCCGTTCAACGATAACCGGAAGCTGCTGCAGTTCGATGACCTGCAACGAGGTATTCTGTTCCATGTGGTCCTCCTTTTACTTTCCAAAAATGATGGTCTTCCCGGTGTCCTTATTCAGGAGCACCATGCCGTTCGGAATGTCCCGAACCCAAAGATATGCGGTGCAGTCCCAGCCAGCAGCGGAAAGGGCTTCTTTTTGCTTGCGGGTCAGCTTTTTGCCTCTTACTTTCAAAAAATCACCTCCTCGTTCCAACGCTTCAACAGCGCGGGCTGCATGGTGATAATCTTGTAGCCAGTGGCCTCCAATTCAGTGCTGCGATCATAGCTTTGTACATCCTGCGCATGCCGGGTAACAGCATTTGCCAGACCATAGAGGGAAAGGTCACCGCCCGCGATAAGATGTCCCAGAATGCCCTCGCTCTCACTCTGGCGGATGTTGAACTCCTTGGCCGCAAGCTCAACTACCTTGGGAGCCGCCGCCGGGAGAATGGGCGCTTCCTTGGCATCCCGGAGTTTCTGCACCAACGCATTGAACCGGGCTTCATCGACCGCTGCCCGGACGGTGTCCTCAATCTTCATCAGGAACGCCCGGTCATCGGCTTCGATGGTCTCATCCCGAAAAATCCCGAAATCACCATCCACGCTTTCATTGATGCGGCCAACGTGGCGTTTACCAACGCCCACATCCGCCACCATGCCATTGGTGCAGACAAGCCGGTAAATCAGCGGCTTCACGGACACGCTGCCCATGCCGACCTCAGAATTGGAAATCAGGATGCCGGCCTGAACAATGTCCCCCGGCACTACCTCGGTCTGGATGCGCTCGTTGACAACCTTGATGTACATGCGGGTATCGGTCAGTTCACAACTCTCAATGCGGGCACCCTGCATTTCAGAGATAATCGGCAGGACCGTCTGGGCGACCTCGTAATTGTCGATGCGGCGGTAACGGTCGGAGAGAATGGCGCGGGCGGTGCCGTCAAGGGTACGAACCATGCGG